GTGATCGAGCTGGCTACGCCGCCGAGCGGCACTCATGGCCGGGTTGCACTGGTTACGGGCGCCGCACGGGGCATCGGCCTGGGTATCGCTGCCTGGTTGATCTGTGAAGGCTGGCAGGTGGTGCTGACCGACCTGGACCGCGAGCGCGGTTCCAAGGTGGCGAAGACCCTGGGCGACAATGCCTGGTTTATCGCCATGGACGTGGCGGACGAGGCGCAGGTCGCCACCGGTATCGCCGAGGTGCTCGGGCAGTTCGGGCGGCTCGACGCGCTGGTGTGCAACGCGGCCATCGCCGACCCGCACAACATCACTCTGGAAAGCCTGGACCTGGCCTATTGGAATCGGGTCCTGGCGGTGAATCTGGGTGGGCCGATGCTGCTGGCCAAGCACTGCGCGCCGTATCTGCGCGCTCACAACGGCGCCATCGTCAACCTGGCCTCGACCCGCGCTGCGCAATCGGAACCCGACACCGAAGCCTATGCGGCGAGCAAGGGCGGCTTGCTGGCCCTGACTCATGCCCTGGCAATCAGCCTCGGGCCGGAGATCCGGGTCAACGCCGTCAGTCCTGGCTGGATCGACGCGCGCGATCCCTCCCAGCGTCGTGCACAGCCGCTGACCGACGCCGATCACGCCCAGCATCCAGCGGGCAGGGTAGGCACGGTAGAGGATGTGGCGGCGATGGTGGCGTGGCTGTTGTCGCGCAATGCCGGTTTTGTCACGGGGCAGGAGTTCGTGGTGGACGGCGGCATGACCAAGAAAATGATTTATACGTAAGTGCGGTTGCGGGTGCCGTTTGAAACTGTTTTGAAAAAACTTCAACCCTGCTATTGACTTAGCTTCGGTACCTGCGTAAATTTCGCGGCCTCAACGAAGCAAAGGGTGATTAGCTCAGCTGGGAGAGCGTCTGCCTTACAAGCAGAATGTCGGCGGTTCGATCCCGTCATCACCCACCATGTTTTACGAGAGTTTTGCGAAAGCAAGACGGAAGCTGTCAAAAGCCTCCACCGACGCGCAGCGGTAGTTCAGTCGGTTAGAATACCGGCCTGTCACGCCGGGGGTCGCGGGTTCGAGTCCCGTCCGCTGCGCCATATTTTCCGAAGCAGGCTTCGCCTGGTTCGAGATTCAAGCCCAAGGGTTTGGATCAGACGAGTTAACTGGACGCAAGTCCATAGCGATACGCAGCGGTAGTTCAGTCGGTTAGAATACCGGCCTGTCACGCCGGGGGTCGCGGGTTCGAGTCCCGTCCGCTGCGCCATATCTGCTTCGAGGCCCACTGAACGCCTTGAAGCTAAGAAGCAAGCTGCAAAGCTACTTCTAGTCGATAGCAAAGACCCTGGTCGAAAGACCGGGGTTTTTTGTTTTTGCGATTTGAAAGATTGGAACAAGCCCGTGGCGAGGGAGCTTGCTTGTGGCGAGGGGATTTAGCGAAACGTCGCACCGCCCCGCTGGGCTGCGTGAAGCAGCCTTTTGGTGATGTGTTGTCGTTCTCAGAACCCCAATTTATCCCGCAACCCGTAATACCAAGCCCCCATCGCCGCAAATGGCGTACGCAACAACTGACCGCCGGGGAAGGGGTAGTGGGGCAGGTCCGCAAACGCATCAAAACGCTCAGCCTGACCTCGCAGCGCCTCAGCCAGGACCTTACCCGCCAGATGCGTATACGTCACGCCATGGCCACTGCAGCCCTGGGAATAATAAATGTTATCCCCCAGCCGCCCGACCTGCGGAAGACGCGACAACGTCAGCAGGAAATTTCCGGTCCAGGCGTAATCGATCTTCACATCCTTGAGCTGCGGGAAGGCCTTGAGCATCTTCGGCCGAATGATCGCCTCAATGTTCGCCGGATCCCTAGCGCCATACACCACGCCGCCCCCGAAGATCAGACGTTTGTCGCCCGTCAGTCGGTAGTAATCGAGCAGATAGTTGCAGTCTTCGACGCAATAATCCTGAGGCAGCAGGCTATGAGCCAGTTCATCGCCCAACGGCGCGGTGGCAATCACCTGCGTACCACAAGGCATGGATTTGGCCGCCAGCTCTGGCACCAGATTGCCCAGGTAAGCATTGCCCGCCACGATAATGAACTTGGCCCTGACCTTGCCCTGTGGCGTATGCACAACCGGGCTGGGACCCCGCTCGATGCGCACTGCTGGCGATTGCTCATAAATCACCCCGCCCAGCGACTCCACAGCCGCCGCTTCGCCCAAGGCCAGGTTGAGCGGATGAATATGCCCGCCGCTCATATCGAGCATGCCGCCCACATACTCATCGCAAGCCACCACCTCGCGAATACGCCGCTGATCCAGCAGCTCCAGCTGGGTATGCCCGAATCGCTCCCATAAACGCTTCTGCGACTCCAGGTGGCCCATCTGTTTAGCGGTAAGGGCGGCGAATACACCACCGTCCTTCAAATCACACTGAATCTGATACTTCGCCACTCGCTCGCGAATGATCCGTCCACCCTCGAACGCCATGTTGCCTAGCAACTGCGCCTGTTGAGGGCCAACGCTGCGTTCGATCACATCAATGTCGCGGCTATAACTGTTAACGATCTGCCCGCCATTGCGACCCGAAGCCCCAAAACCGACCTTCGCGGCCTCAAGCACGGTGACCTTGAAACCGTTCTCCAGCAAAAACAGTGCAGAGGACAGGCCGGTGTAACCAGCGCCGATCACGCAAACATCCGCCTCGACGTCATCCTGCAGGGCAGGGCGCGGAGGAACCGGGTTGGCCGACGCGGCGTAATAGGACGCTGGATAGGATGTGTTCGCCATTCTGCAACCTCTGTTTTATATTTTTTACGAATGCAGCGATCCTACCCGAGATAAAAATCGGCCGCCAGCCACCGCAAAATCTTCGTTGCCTTGGCGAAATTAAATATTTTGCATATTCATAGGGTTAGGTGAAAAAAAGGTGTTGACACCCCTCCGGAATTCCGTAGAATGCCGCCTCACAGCAGGCACGTAGCTCAGTTGGTTAGAGCACCACCTTGACATGGTGGGGGTCGTTGGTTCGAGTCCAATCGCGCCTACCAAACAAAATCCGCTCTGCTGGGCGGTCTAGAAGGGCTCACCGAAAGGTGGGCCCTTTTTTGTTGTCTGCTATTTGCAAAACTTTTGCAAAACTTTTGCAAACCCCCACCTCAGAACGCCAATTCGGCGCTCACCTCGACGTACTCAATTGTGTTGTTGCCGTGTCCCTCCTGGTAGTGCCTGGTCATCTTCTCATCCGCATGGCCAAGCAGCGCCTGGATATATTCCTGTGGGAAATTCTGCTGCTCGTACAACCATGCACCCAAAGCGCGAATCTCGTGAAAAGTGGGGCGCTCTCCGGCCGGTACATGGTCGTAGGCGTGTGCCGCGTCTCGAGCCTTGCTGAACTCCTTGGTCAGGTAATCCGGTGTCACCGACGTCCAATGGTCCTTTGCATCGATCTGCTCCCGCCGCCGCGCCTTGGGCTTGTAGTGGATCAGGTAAGGCGAAGCCAGAGGTGAGCGCAGGCACTCGCCAACTACCTCGCGGAGTGCGGCGCCCATCTTGATTTTCAGGTGGACGGGGTTGTCATAACCCTGCGTCTTGCCTGGCGATACCGTCAGAGTGTTTTTCTCCATGTCGGCAGCTGATTTCAGCCATGTCACGATATCTTCGCGCCGCTGTAAACTGGTCAGCGCCAGGCGAATTGCTCGCTTCAGCCAGGGTGGCGTGGTCGCCGCGTCGATGATCGACTTCAACCCCTCCAACGTGTGCCGCTGCCGCTTCTTCTCCGCCTCTTTCTTCACCAGAGTCAGCTCGGCGTTATTTCGCTCGGCCAGGCCCTTGGCCACGGCAAACGCGAATATCTGCACCCACAGTCCCCGGTGCTTGGTGTAGGCGTTGTTGCTGAACTGGTCCAGATACTCGGCCATAGCCAGGACGTCCATCTGCCCGATAAGCCTATCTCCAAGGTCCTGCCGGTAGCGCTCGATCTTGAATTTGATCTCTTCCAGGGTGCGAGCGGCGTAGCCCTTATCCACCAGCCATTCATCGTGGAAGCGCTGGAGCAGGTTGCTGACAGTCGGCAGTCGGTCACCCGTCAGCAGGGTGAGCAGCGCGCCATCGTCGACAACGAGCGCCGCTAGTTTCAAATTCGCCGCCCGGGCTAGTTTGATTGCCTCCTCTATGGGGCGGTTGATGCTCGTCATCAGACCGGTGATTGGGTTGCGGTACCGCCAATACTTCCCGTTGGGGTAGAGGTTCGGCGGTAACTTTCTGTTTTTCAGTGTGCGCGGCCGGGCAGCCATCAGCCGATCTCCATCATTTGGGCCAGCAGCGGGTCAGCAGATCCCATCACTGCGGCCTGGACGTCCACGAAATACATACCGCCCTTCACCTCTCCTGCCACCTCGCCTTCCTCAATCCATTTCTTCAGCTGCTGCACGCTCGGCTTTCCCCCGACGTAGCGCAGCTTCCTGTATTCGCTCACCTCCATAAGACGGGGGAGCTTTATCGTCATTTGTGCAATGACCTTTGCCATGATGATGCTCCATGCCGCGCCTGGCGGCTGAGAGGTTTACGCGGGGCGCGCCTTCTGGATGATGTAAATGAGGATGCAGCCGGTGGCGGCGAGCCAGACCATCGTTCCGAAGAAAGCGGTGATCAGGGACGCTTCAGATCCGTGCTCGACCATCTGTGGCGCGGCGTAGACGAACCAGAGCAGGGTGATCAGCAGGTACAGCAGGGCGCAGATCAGGACTTCAAACAGCTTTTTCGCTGACATAGGAATTCCTCGCCCGCCGTTCACCGGCAGGCTGTAGGTGGATTGGGGTTATAGAGCGAGTTCGACTTGTGTTTCGCGTTGCCAGATCGGAGAACTGTTGTGACTCTCGATGCGGTCGGCGATGACGTTGGCCCGTTGGCCGGCAGTTGGCGGGGCATACATGCCGAACCGGCTGATGCTTCCACCGTTCACCGCGGCGTTCGTCGAGTCAGCCGAAGCGAAGGGAAGGTGCTGGAATATCGCGGGATCGAGCATGCGCAATCCGTGAAGCTTGCATGCCGGCCTGCCTTGGTCATCACAGATGGCATCCATGGCTGAAGCCATTCGTTTCCACCACGCGGCGGTGCCTGGCGTCGCCCATTGCCCTGAACTGCCGATGGCAACTGTTCGCCAGCACCTTGCCAAGCGCTGCAATCGATCCAGCGATTCGTGCAAATGCCACACAGGAACGCCTCGCAACTCTTCCGGCCACTGCCGCACAAGATCGTCGTTGGCGTCTTCATCCCCGTCGATCACGTCAGGGATCAATGCCCACGTGAATCCTGGATGGCGATGCCAATCCTCGACCCAACGGGTGTAGCCATTGACATCCAGTTCGCCACCTTTCTTCCATACCGAGAAGGCGCCGTTGTCGAACACAAAGGATTTACAGACGTCAGCGACAATACCCATGTCGTCTTGACGTGGAAACGGCACCAGGGCGTGCCGGCCGGCAAGAAACCGGGCGCCGTCCTGGCGGGTACCACCGACCGGCGTACCGTGGTATGCAATCATCCGCTAAGCCTCACTGTTTCGATCTCGACGCCCTGGTGCGTGGCGATGATGGTTTGATTCCCGCCAAGCGACTCAGCCAGCCGATCGGCGATCTGTTCGTGCCAACCCTTTTCGATCCGATCTGTCGTTGCCTTGATGTGCTCGACGTGAATCATCGTGGTCGACCGCAACTCAAGGCGGTAGATGATCGTTTCGCCGTCGGAAGGGCAGACGGCAGTGAAGGTGTGCCGGTAGATGTTCATGGCCTCGGCCCCCTGTAGATGAGCCAGGCCATGTAGAGCAGGGGGAGGATCATGGCTTCACTCCGTCCCGATCAGGTAGCAAGGCTCCGTGGCTTCGCCCAGCCACTGCCGCAGAGAGCCTGCTGGAACACCGGGCTCGTCTTCGTCCTGCCACAGCTGGTCAAGCTCAGCCTCGCCAGTGAGGACCACGTCGTAATCGTCGGAGTTTTCGTGCAGCCAGTCGCCATTGTGTTCAGCCAGGACTGCCAAGGCCTGATCCGGGTTCTGCGCTGCGACCCAATCTTGGTCGCCGACCTGGTAGCAAAGTAGTGGGCCATCTTCCGGATTGAAGGTGTAGCTCTTTGAATTCATGGCGTTGTCGATGGCTTTGTCTAGATCCTCCCCCGACAGAACGTCTTCATGGCTGGCGAGGCCGACGACAATCCATTGCTCTTCGGGAAGTGTCACGGGCGCGCAGGCTTTCGGCTCGCGCAGGAAGCGGTATCGGTCGGCAAGCGGGCTGTCTTCTTCGCACCGACGCTTGAGGCCCTCGACATTAGCCAGCAGCGTCGACAGGGAGTGATTGCTGCTCAGGCCGAACACAGTGTAGATCCGGGCAAAATCTGGGTGAACTTGAGACATGAGTCGTCCTTGCCGCTATAGCGGCTGACTTTGAAGGGGGAGGGGTTACGGGTAGTTCTTGCTGATGCGCTTGGCGATGGCTTCGAGCTTTTCGGCCATGGACCACATGTCGTTGTTGTCGCGCCGGGATGTCACGGGTGCGCGATGGACGTTGCGGCCAAGCAGGATCCCGGCGGCCACCAGGATCAGCCAGGCCTCAAGCTTTCGCCGCAGGGTGTGCTTCATGGCTTCACCGTTTCGTCGGGGTCGAACCCGAACCGCCGGCAGAGTGCATGCGCGACGCCGGATCCGCAGCAGAAAGCGTCCTTCATCGCCACCCAGCGCAGCGTGCCGCGCCGGCTTGTGCCAGTCACCATTCGAACGGCTGTCCTGAGAAGTTCGTGTTCGCTGAATTCGCAGCCCGAAAGTGTGATCACGCGGCTTTCGACCTGCTGCGCGGTCAGCTCATCAATCCGCTGATCCGCTGCGTTCAGGCGCTCATGTAGAGCATCACGCTCGGCGGTGATGCGGTCGAAATCATCGGCCAAAACTACGAACGGCCGGAATACAGCCTTGCTCTCGCCTTCAACGCCAGGGATGAGTCCTTTTAATTGCCAGCGCTTCACAGCCGGCTGGGACATGGCGACTTTGTTTTCTGTGGGCATAGGGGTACCTGCTTTTATGGCACTGTGACATGATCAGTCATGTCCAGTATTAATTTAGACTTTGTCAAAGGATTGGAAATGAACGATTTGGCTCAAGAGAACCCTATTAATGATGATGAGGCGGAGCCCGTAATCAGCGGCTCTGAAGTAGCTTTAGAAGTTGAAGAGGTCGAGGGCGGGATTGAAGTTGAGATTGAGGGGCCCCCTTTGCATCTTATTGCTAGTGCTTTGAGCAGGTTTGTTCATAAGGTTCATGATATCGAAGAATCTGCTAAAAACTGTATCCCACAAGCGAGAAAAGCTTATATAAGACGTGCAAAAGAACTGCAGAGCACTTTTTTGTCAGCTCAGGAAGTTTTAGATAGCGATTGCTCAGCCGAAGAGAAGTTAGTTGCTGCGCGTAATCTAAGGACAATGCTCAGGCTTGCAAAAAGATTAAGTAATGATGCGACAATAGTAACTTTGGAAAGAAGTTTGTTTATCGGGTTGTTCACGTGTTTTGATAAATTTGTTGGTGAGCTAATGGAGGGGGTTTATTCTATTCGCTCAGACCTTTTTAAGGGGGTGGGGGCCCAGTTCAGTGTTTGTGATGTATTAGAGTATCCGTCGCTTGACGAGTTTAAGTCAGCTGTTCTAGAGAAAGAAATCGAAACCGTCCGAAGAAAGAGCTATGGGGAGCAGTTTAAGGAATTTGAAAAGAGATTTGGTTTTGAAACGTTAACAAAGTTTGACTCGTGGCCTGCATTTATTGAAGCGTCGCAGCGTCGGAATCTATTTACGCACTGTGACGGGGTGATCAGTCAGCAGTATCTTAAAGTTTGTACGGAGGCGGGATATAAGCCTGCTAAAGAAGATATTGTAGGGAGTCAGTTGGAGATCGGCGCAAAATATTTTTATCAAACCTGCCACCTTGTTATGGAGGTGGGCGTAATGTTGGGTCATACAATTTGGCGTAAAATGTTGCCGGATGAACGTAGGCAAGCCGACTCGGAATTAAACTCGTTGATATATGACTACCTTCATTTGGGGCAGTATCATAAGGCAGCTGCGTTGTGTCGTTTTGCTCAGAAAATGCCGAAGATTTCTGAGGATTTAATGGATCGTATGTTTACATTGAATCATGCGATAGCTGTTCGGCAGATGAACGGCGCAGCTGCAGCTAAAAAAATTCTGGAAAAAAAAGATTGGTCCGCGGTTATTTACGACTTCCGTTTGGCGCGTGCTGTTCTCGTGGAAGATTATGTATCCGCTAAAGAATATATGCTGAAGATTGGAAAGGCTGGAGAGGTAGTGGTCGAAGAAGCGTATCATGATTGGCCATTATTCAAAGACTTTCGAGAAACTCCCGAGTTTTTAGAAGGCTATGAAGAGGTATTTGGATATAAGTATCTTTCTAAGCTTTCGGAGATTGTTAGTGATGCTCAAGTTGTAGCAGAGCAACATGCAGCAGAAGAAGAACAAAAAGAAAAAGAAAAAGAAAAAGAAAGTGCTGTTGAAGCGGACCTAGTTATGGATGTCGACTCCGGATTTTCTGATAAAAGCTAGTTTCGTCGATCCTTAGGTTTTTAATAAAAAAGCCACTTTCAAAAAGTGGCTTTTTTATTTAGCGCGATTTTAATAGTCATCTATTACATTTCTTTCATTGCAGTTGTCCTTCTGCATGCCTATTCAGGAAATCTAGCTTTATCATGCACGGCTGGTTACGTCAAGGTTGTTTATTGCTTCCGCCCCTAATGGAGTGCCACGCTAGGCGCCAATCATCTCTGAGACGCTGACCTCGCTGGCTGGCGTGATTCGTAGAAGTGGGGTATTTATCTGCAATCTCACTCTGGCAGGAGGCCGACATGAGACTGCAAAGCGACGTAGATGCACTCGCGGCAATAGAGGAAGACGCGAGGGCGATGCTGAAATGGGTAGGTCTGCCTGACGACGCTCAGAAACTGGCGATAGTCGTGTTCCTTCGCCAGGTCATTGATCTGGCGACCTATACCGAGTCCGAGGGACTGCTTTCTGAGGCGCTGGAGTTCAACTGATTCACACGCAGCTCGCAGGTGGCTCGGTTGGCGTGATTTGAGTTTGTGGGCTATTGGTTGATGGACCGGCATGGGGCCGGGTCAAGGAGTTTGAAATGACGTCCGTATCCGTTTCGCAAATCGCTCACGAAGACTTGCAACATCTTGAGGCGGTCTTTGTTCATGTCGAGCCAATCGTTTCCAAGGAAACCCTGGCTACTCGACGCCTTGTTGTTAGAGAGGCAACACCAGAAACCTGACGCCTACCTCACAGCGAGCGTCAGCTCTTCGTTCGAGCTGATAGCCTGGATCCCGAGCTGTTGGAACGCGTAAGGGGGAGTTAAAGCTAAACCCAACGCTGGCAAAACACGTAGGCGCTTTAAATGACGCGAAGTGTTCGCCACAGGGCATGTATGTAGATTGAGCGCCGAGATTCCGGCCTCGGTCGGGCAGTCTGCGATTCCTGCTTCGGCGGCCACTTCGCAAACCCCACCTTCGGCACCTTCGTCTTTGGGTTGATGATCGGCTCGCCCTAGGCATCAACCAGTTGAGCTAGATTGACAGCAGGAACAAATTATTTTGGGTTTGAGACTGCAGGTGATGGATTCATCAGCGAATTAGCGGCCGCTGCAGGTTGGCTAGATGCTGAACTCGCTGCAGCAGCTTCTTTAAGCTTGAGTTCCGCTGCTACTGCTTTACGGAAATCCCAATTGATGCCAGCTATTTTCTTTCTTAGTTCAGGTTTGTCTTTAGTCGTCAGCATAAAGTAGTCAAGGCTATTCATATCTGCGGGTTTTAGCATGAGAGAGGGGATTTCGTCCACCGCCTCAATTTTCCATTTAGCACTTGTCATGGTTTTAATCGAAGTGGCGAGTTCTGTGTTAACTTCTGGTAAAGTGGCTGCTGGTCTATGAAATATCCCGTGACTGCCGATTGAGTAAGTTGCTTGGCTGGAATCGTGAGTGTGGTATTTGCTTAATGCTTCAGGAAGTTCGGCAAGTTTTTTGGCGCAATCTGTGCATGGGCTCAAGTGGCTTATTATCTGTATTTCGTATATTGTTAGGGTTTCATCTTTTTTTTTATGGAAGTCGAGAAAGCTAACAATATAAGTAAATATCTGTTGTTCGGTGTGTTCGTTTAGTTTTGGATGTCGAGGGACGGTGAAGCTTTTATAAAGAGTATTGATTGTGCCTTTTAGGCTATATCTTAATCCGAGTTGCGCGCTCTGGCCGTTTGCTCCGTTTCTTTCCTTTCTTGAATACTCTTCGAATTTAGCAAGAAACATGATTTTCTCCAGATTTGCAATTTAAAAGTCAATGCATTAATCGTAGTGTATGGCCGTCAGCTTTCCAGTAGAGCTTTAAAAATATGTTCTCCGACATAGATTTATAGGCGTTTTATTCGTTTTTTTGCGCGAGGGGTTGTGAGCCGAGGAGCTATTCTGCAGTGCCAAGCCGAGAATGGCCGGGTTACCGTCGGGCTTCTTGTCGATCTTGTGCATGGCGCTGTGGAGTATGGGCATTGCGATTACCTCGGGTAGGCGCCGCCCTCGGTGACCGGTGGTGGCAAATTAGTTTGGGTTGAGGTACTTGTGTCTGTCTCGGCATGGGGCCGGAAAGGAGTTTCGTGTGTGGAAGAAGCTGGAGCTTTGGGGGGCGTTTGTGACGGCTGCCTACCTTGCCGTAATTGGTTGGTGGGTATCGAAAAAGTGGTCAAGTTTTTTGGGCTTGGAACTCAATGCCCTAGGCGACTTTTTAGCCGGTGCTTTTGGTCCGATTGCCTTTTTGTGGTTGGTTCTTGGTTTTCTGCAGCAGGGCAGAGAGCTCCGCCTGCAGGTGGCAGAATTAAGTCTTTCCGTACAGCAGCAAACCGTCATGGCCGAAGCCGCCATAGAGCAGATCAAATCACAGAAAGCGGCCCTAGATATCCAGATCTGGCAGCATGAAAAATCAATATCGCCATCGTTCGATGTTCAGGTTTTCGTGGTTTCCGGACCAACACCAATGGGCCGAACCACTTCCGTTATCCGGATTACAAACAGAGCGGCTACCGTAGATGGCATCGAAGTGTTGCTAGATCGTCCGCTAGGCGATGGAGAGCCCTTGGAAGTGGGGCAGTTGAGCAGCTTGGGCGTGAGTGATGACATAAAGTTTGATTATGCATCCATTGCTGAGGACGCTATCGGGTTCCTAAAAATCAATTATGTGCGTTCAGATGGCGCGGCGAGGTCAGCCGACTTCGTCTACGAGGCCCTCAAAAATGGCAAGGTCAGCGTCATCAAAGTGCCGCCTGCGACTGTCCCAGGCACAAGGCCTCATGGCGTTAGCTACGCGTTGTAACCGATGCGACGGACTTCGCGGTCCAAAGCGAGCTTCAATTTCCGCGACACGTTTTCCGGTATCACGTATTCGTGTCGCGGTGAGGTGAGCAGCGGCAGGGCGCCGCCCGGGCCCAGGCCATGCAGATGGTGAATCATCAGCGTGATCGCCTCACCCTGTTCCTCGATGCCGGACCAGGCCATCAGCTCAGCCAAGGCCTGGCGGGTACCGGGCAGGCAGTGAAGCCGGATTTCCTCTTCGCCGCGGCTCTTTCGCTTCGCCGCGGTCTTCGCTGAGCGTTCTTCCTGGGCTGCAGCCATGGCAGTTCTCTGTTATCCCACTGGCCGGCAGTGCCAGCCAGGTCTGTCGTTTGCGTTGTTGGGTGCCGGCTATGCGGCGCATGAAGTACAACCGCGCTGCGCTTTCGGGTAATCGATGCCGTGCTTGTCGAGAATTCGCTCGAAAGTCTTGTTGGCGATCCCGGGTCGGCCGCAGGCCTGCCGCCGGGTGATGCCAAGCTCAAGGAAGGCGCGGATCCGCTCGGCGAACTTCGCGTCGCGCTCCTCTAAATGCTTGTTTCGGCCTTCTCCGCCAGAGCGCAACCGAGCCGGCCGCTTGAAGGTCAGGTCGTGGTCCTTGGCGATTCCGTAGAGCGTGCGGCGGCTGATGCCAAGGGCGTCGACAATCTCGGCCTGTGTGTGCGTCGGCGCCATCTCGCGAATCTTTTCGATCTGCTTCATCCGCTCCTGGTGGCGAATATCCTGGGCGGACAGTGGTGGAGGTGGTGCTGGAGGGCGTCGGCGAACAAACGGCTTTGGCGCCGGCGGCATTTGGTTGCTGTAACTGATCGGCTTTGGCTTGTAGCCGATCGGCTCGGCCTCTTCGATTTCCGCCCGCGGCCAGGTATTGCTCGGCCTGCGCCGCCAGCTTTTCGCGTTCCGGCCGAAGGGCCTCGACCATGCTGAGGTGGTTGCTGATCATGCTCAAGCTCCCAATCTATGGGCCTGCGCCCGTGCTTTGTCTGCAACTTCATCAACCATCCGGCCAAGTTCCAGATTGAACTGGACCAGCTCTTGATGAAGCATCGCGATGTACTCGTCATCGCGCATAATGGTCTCGATGTACAGGCGGCAGTCTTCATCTTGGCGCGGATCGAACGACAGGAAATCCCACCATTCCCGGCAGGTGACGAACATGCAGCCCTGAACCTGCGGCTTATGTTCCTCGGGCATGCCTTCGAGCCAGGTGCGAACGTGGACGGCCTCATTGAATGGACATTTCGACTCAATGCCCCCGTCTTCACCAATCAGGCCGTCCGGCGAACAGCCCAACCAGTCGTACTTTGGGTGAACCACAAAGCCCGACTTGATGACGTTATTTCCGGTCAGGATTTCGTAAAAGTCATGACTCGACTGCTCAACCTCGGTGCCCCAGGCCATCGACTTGCTGCTGACCGAATGCTTTGATCGGTTGGCCAGTCGCTCGAAGGCTAGCTCGCGCATGTAAGTGGTGCGGGCCGCGAGCGGCTTGCGCTTTCCGTGCTTGTCACGATCACCCCAAGCAATCACATCCTTGAACCTGCTTGCTGTTAGGCGCCCGCTGCGGTCCTGGTGCCACTGCTCGGTGCGCTGAAGATCTACAGCGGTGTTCATTGATTGCCTCCTTGCTGATCGCTTTCAGCATTAACGTCGGCGCTCTCGTTGACGGTCGTGAACTCCGCATCAATGGTCTGCGCAATCGTCTTCAGCTCGCCGTGACGAGTTACGCCAATGGCGCCGCGCTGCTGAGGCTTCAGCGCCTTCCAGGCCTTTTCATAGCCTTCAATACCCTGCTCTTGGGCGATTTTCTTCAGGCTCTCGAACAAGTCTACGGTTGCGTCGGTAGTGTCGCCCTGCGGCACCGCTGCTGCGCCTACGTCGGCAGGCTTGTTCGATGCGGCTGATGGATTTCCAGCCTGCGGCGTAATGTCTATTTCCTCGGCGGACGGCATCTCGTCGCTGGTGTAGACCCCGAGGATTACGTCAGGGGCATGGAGCCGAGCCCATTTTCGAATCGCCAGGTAGGCAATCTGCTGCTTGGGGTCAGTGGCCCACTGGGTAGAAAAGCGCGGGTAGGCTTGCGTCATCATCACCTTGACCTCGCGCGGCACGGTCTCGCCGATCATGGTCAGGCGAACGATGATGCCGAGTCCTTGTTCATCCTCTTTCTTCCAAGCTGCTGTGTAGTATTTTCCGCCCTTGTCCGACTTGTTTTCGTTCACGCGACCCAGGATTTTGTCCCAGTCTCCCAGGTACTCGTATTCGGGGCGGCCTTGGATAGGGGCCCGGGAAATCACAACAGCGTTGATGAGCTGCGCCTCATATCCGAGGGCGCCTCCCTGGGTAACGTGGGTTTTCTGAGCTACGGCGAAGGGGCTGATGCCCCACTGCATCGACTGCATGACGATGGCCATACAATCTGCTTGGTTTCCTCGGAAGTGCTGAGGAACAGCGGTTTTCCCGCCCGCCATCATGGCGGCAAGGTCTGTCATCGACTGCATGCTTTCGCGGTTGAGGATCAGCGCAGTCGGGCTGGCAAAATCCGTCGAAATTGCGGACAGCTGGGTAGATGCGTTCATTACTTACTCCATAGCCGACGACTGTGGTCGGCCTCCGGGGTGATTTCAGGTTCGTTAGAACGACAGGGTGCGCAGCCAGGCCGATGCCTCGTCATTGGTGACGCAGAAGGCCATTGCTACTACCTCGACCACTTCGCTGGCGCTCGGCATGTTCGAGTCGGCGGGTACGTCTTCCAGAGGCGCGGGGTCAGCTTCTGTCACAACCGCTGGTGCTGTTTGGACTGCTACTGGAGTCGCGACGACTTCTGCGACTGTCGCAGGTGCAGCAGCCTGTGCGCGCAGGCGAGCCAGTTCTTCTTGGTCACGCTGATACTGTGCGTCGCGCTCGCGCTGTTGGCGTTGCTGCGCTTCCATATCGCGGCGCTGCTGGTCGAGTTCATCCTGCTGTTTTTTCAAGCGCAGGCGGTCTTCCTCGGCGCGCTGCTTTCGCAATTCCTCAGCTTCAGCGTCAGCGATACGCTGCTTCTCGCGCAGCTCTTCGAGTTCTTTCTGTTGAGCCGCCAGCTTGGTGGCAGCTTCCTCGCGGTCAACAGCAGCCCTGTGCAGCGTTTCAAGCTGTTCAATAGCGTTGTCGCGAGCAATCGTGCCTTCCGCTTCGAACTCGGCATATTCCTCTGGCAGGATTACCGACTCCTTGACGCTCTGCAGGATGTTCGCAACTTCGGCTGCGCTGCGGCTTGCATATGCAGCAGCGACGGAGCTGAAGCGGGTAATCTTTGCCCTGATGGTTTCTACACGCTCAGCCTCCACACGCTCGCGCTCGGCCTTGGCGTCAGCTACGCGTTTTTCTTCGGCCTTGATCGCCTCGTCGATAGGCGCCTCAATCGCCAGAACTCGATCCTTCAGAGCATCGCCAAACTCTTTTACCTGGTTGACGCGAGCCTGGGCTTCTTTGACTTTCTGCTGGTAGGGGACGAGTGCCGTCTTGGTGGTGTTCGCCAAGGCATAGCGCACGTCGCGGATATCGACGCGAACCTCTTTTGCATTCGCCAAGCCTTCGCTGGTCGAGCAGTCAACGACGAGCTTTGCGTACGAGGTTTCCAGGCGAACGATCTGTTCCTCGTGCGGGCGATACTCGGCGATATCGGTGACGGCGACCGCAGGGGCTACGGGTTTCTTTGCGTCATCGGCTGCGCTCATTTCGAGCGATTCTTGTCCGAGTGCTTTTTTGGTATTTGCGGGCATGACTGTTCCTTGCCGCGACGTGCGCAGCGCTTGAAGGTTTGGTTTATTGAGTGATCAGGCCGGCGAGCGCAGGACCCAGGAGCAGAACGGTGTAGAAGGTCAGGCCAACTGCGGCCGAGGTCCAGCGAATGGCTCGGCGCCGGCTTCGCTGGGGGCCGGTCACCGCAGCACCTGCGAGAGCCGAGGCGGCTGGCATACGCCACGGTCTTCCTGCCGGGCAATGTGCTCGAGCATGAGCACAAGGAGGGCTGCTACAAGCATCCAGTAGAGAGACTTCATGGCGCCACCTTCACCGCATAAGCGACAGTCCATTCACCACACAGGCAGGCCCGGCCGCACCAGGCATGCACGTTCGGGATGCCGGCGTCATGAGCCAGCGACAGGGCACCCAGCCACTTGGTGTGGGTGAAGGCCAGGATCATGCGGTCGGCGGGCAACTCTTCGATTTGCTCGTTGATCAGGGATTTAACCGGTGCAGTGCTCATGACACCTCCTTGCGCTGCCTGGTCAGTTTCAGGAGGCGCTTGCAATAGTGGTTGAACTCTTCAACTGTGATGGCTTCGCCTTCCATCATTTTGGTGATCATGTGCAGCACGACCTTTCCGGCGCCCGGCGGGCTGTCGGGGTGCTCCAGGCTGTCCAGCGCCTCGTCGATGAGGATGTGAGGGCTCATGCTGCGGCCCTTGGCAAAAGCTCGACGTACCTGGTCATCTCTGCGGCGCGAATTTGATTGAGGTAGAAATCGCGCTCGCTTGTGGTGATCGCGGAAAGCTCTTCCGCCAGAATTGCCGCCATACGAGCCCGGTCTGCGGTTAGGACTGGAAGCAAAGAAGTTGGAATGGCCGACAGCTCCGTTTCAATCCGATGCGTCGCGATGGAGTGAGCGTTCACGATTTCTTTACCTCCAGCCCCCAAAATCCAGCGATCTGATCAACAGCGGCACTTATGCGTATCGCCATGAGTTTTTTTCGCTCAGCTTCAAGCGCGCGATGTTCGGCCATAAACTCGGCTTGGGCTTGCGGGGTGTCGTAATCGTGATAGAGGTCTTTGTGGGTTGGGCGCGGCCTGCCCATTTCGTCAAAGTGCCGGTCCCAGGCTCTTGCCTGGGCACTATCTGCATAGCTGGTTGCCATAGCGACCTCCAGTGCTTGGGTTTAGGCGGTGGGTTATGGGGTATGCCTTCCTTCGCCACGGCACTTCCAGCAACTTGATTCGCTGCTGTGATGGGGGCCGTGAGAGATCAGATAACCAGTCCCTGTGCAGGTGCGGCAGGTTACTTTTTCGCGCTCGCGCTTGAGCGCCGCCTCGGTGTCAGCCAGTTCGCGAATCGTCGGATCGGCGGGACGGAATGAGTACTCACTGATGCTTTCAGCAATGCCGGCTGCATCTTCAGCAATCAACGCAATCTGCTCGGCAGTTGCTGTAACGCCATGGCTATCCAAGGATTCGCCTATAAGCTCCTTCCAAAGTTCAACGCTCATGACTCTTTCCATCTGGTTGATCCAACAAATTCCGGCTGCACACGATCCTTCCGCTGGTTGCCGTTGGGCGCGGTGTCATGTGCATGCGGGATTGGTCGGTGACTTGTGGGAGCGAGAAGGGTGTTTATCCCGTGTTTTCGTCCGCCAGCGCCCGGAATAGAGCGGTTAACCTGTGGGAGCGAAGTGGTGCCGCATGTGCGGGCAGAATCCAATTTATCCCCGGCAGGTAGGGTAAGGATTCGGGCCCCTGCCATTTGTTGCGAGGGTGATGCAGATGGCCGGACGCGATACCGGCGAGAGCGGACCCTTCCGGGACGACCGCTCGGAGAGGCTAACCACGCATAAGCTGGCGCCCTATTAACCTGCGTTTCTCCAGGGCCGCCGTAGCGTTCAACCCAGCTTTCAACGCCGCATCTGCTTGCCGGTCACGTCTCCGGCGCCGAGTTCCACGGCCGCTTCCATTTCATCCCGCCGTAAGACGTCCTCCAGAGAGTGATGATGCAGGTGGGCGGTTATAGGCCGCAGTTTCGTCCGCATCCGTCTGCCCACTCACTGAATGGGCAGAGGTGATGCTTCATGCCGCGAACAGTTCTTGCTGTGCTGGCTGTGGGGCGCCGCGCTGGAGGCCGGCTCGAAGCCGACTCCAGAAGTTCGGCGTCCTGTTGCAGCTCAGGACAGCCCTCAGGAACCATCGCTACAGCACTACGAAGCTCGGCTGCCTCACGCTGCAGGGTGGGAATCACGATGCTGCGCATGGTGCCGATTGTGCTGATGTCGTGGCTGCACTCCCGGCAGAGCCGGATGTAGTCGAGCATGTACTTGGGCATGTGCTCCTCCTTCTATCGAGACACTGCGCGGATGGTGGACAGCGGCACCTTGGCGTCGATCATCCGCGAAAGGCTGTAAGGCACCGTGCTGCCGTTCTGCTTTGCCAGCCGACATTGCCTGCGGCACTCCTTGTCGGCTGCCTCCTGATTGTTTGCACATCCGAATTTCTGCATTTCGTGTCTCCGGTTGTTTTCCCAATGCACCCGGTCGCTCAGGTGCATCAGTGAAAAATTCCGTGTTTCTCCGCACCCGCTTACCAGGTCTTTCTCGCCATCTGGGCATTTCTCGGTTCAGCATTTCGCTTCGTCCGCCGTCGCAGTGGGCTGCGCGTTGGTTGTCTTTCGGGACAATCGGATCGCCGGTCGCCAGTAGAGGCAAGTGCGGTTTTGTTCATCGGTTTACTGACCTCCCACCGATGGAGCCGGGAGTGACCTAACCGGACTGGCCGGGTAGTCGTTCATGGCGCTGGTTTTTAAAGAGCGGCGCGGCTTTCGCTGCTGGGCCGGTACTGCTTGGCTTGGAATAAAATATAAACTTGCTTATTTTATTCGTCAATAAGCATGCTTATATATTTTTGTGCGGGCGATAAAAAGCCCGCTCGGTGGCGGGCTCGGGGGAAAGGTGGCTCAGGCTTCGCAGTATTCGCGCCAACCAATCCTGACGGTTCCGTCCTCAAGTCGCTCTATTCGAACGCCGCTGGTTTCTTCAATTTCCTGAAGGACTTGGTGCCAGGCCTCCGAGCTTTCATCCTCGCGTCTGGATACGACGACGGCCTGGGTCTTTTGAACGGCAGGCGAAGCGATTAGGCGCTGGATTCGGCGCCCCACAAGCTCGTAGGAATTCTTTGGTTGCGGTTTGATGGCTGCGATCTGCTGCATGTTGCGTTCCTTATTTTACTGTATGTATATACAGTATTAATCCTGACATATTTTGGCAAGGCGTGGGTGGCGATTAGCCTTCAATCTTGACCGGGCACAAAAAAGCCCGCACGCGGCGGGCTTCGGCATTGCTGAGTGTCAGTCGATGATCGGCGGATACTTCCCGCTCGCTGAGTCCCTGTAGACGATCTCGCAGAATAGCCTTGGGCCGTCACGCAGGACGGCCATTGCTTGCTTGGCTTCGTCCTTGGTTTCGTAGGGGCCGGCGCCCACGGCTAGACCTGCCATCGGCACAACAGGAAGGCCTGCCATCGCAATGGCATCCATGGTGCGATCCTGTTCATCCTTATCGCGGCAGGCGGTAGATGCCACCCAGCCAATCTTCAGGCGAGGAGGCTTAATGGACTCAACATCGGCGCCGCAATGCTTGCACTTGACGGCAGCACTCTTGATTGTCTCGGCACAGAAGGGGCAGGGACGATCGCCTGAAACCGCATTCACGACAGAGGCCTTGCCTGGCGGCTTCTCCGTGTTCGCTGAGTAAGCCCACACCAGGGCTACGACCCAGCCGAAGAACGTCCACCCTAGGAACAGGTTGACCAGGAAGATCGATGTCCCGTTGACGTGCTTGCGATAGGAGGCAATAAACGTCGGGAAAAAGTAGATGACGAAGCTGATTGCCAAAAGCAGAAATGCGGCAATAGGACTTCCACTATCCATATCCGAAACCTAATCCATTGAATTGAGCCCACACTTTATCATTCGTGGCGTACGGCCACCATTGGCAGGCAGGGAAGGGCGTATACAAGAATTCCGGCGCTGGGCCGGGCTTGGGTTTGCGGCGCGATATCCAATATCCCTCAGGTCGAGCTTTAGGCCCCGCTCAGACTGGTTGAGGTCCATCGCTCGCTCTAAATCAGTAATGAAACTTCTGTGTCGCCTGCACCACTACGCCCACGATCCGGCAATCTTCTGTGAACTCCTCAATACGGTAGGCTGGGTTCAGCGGCTTCAGAAATAGCTTGCCACCATCGCTGACCAGCTTTTTAAAGGTCGCCTCATTGCTGTCCGGCAACTTTGCTACGACCAGTTTGCCTGGCGCCGCCTCCACCTCAGTGTCAACGAGTATCAATGAGCCCTGGGCGATGCTGGTGCCCACCGGCGAGGTCATAGAGTCGCCTTTTACCTCAAGCCAGAATGCTGGCCCCTTCGAGTCGTATTCGGAAAACTCGTACCGATCTGAAAATCCAGCCGGATAGGGCTCGACAGCTTCAGACCAAGCGCCGGCGGCAACCCAACTGATTACCGGGTAGCGAAAGGACTGCTTTAGCTGAGGGGCGGTCGAGACGTTCGACTCTTCGCGATGGCTGTCGATCATTGGGCCGATGTTGTCGGATAGCCAAATAGCGTTCACACCACACACATGCGCAATTTTGGGCAAGTGCGCGCTCTGGAGGTTCTTTCCAGTCTCAAGCTGAGATATCACCGGCTGCTCCACGCCCACCTTTAAGGCTAAGGCCTTCTGGGTCAATACAGCGTGCTTGCGGGCTTCTTTGATGCGTTCTGCGAGTGTGCTCATCCGCTGGAATTTATAAGTTCCCTTATCGGCTTGCAAATAAGTATCCTTCTACTTAGGATATAAGCAGGCTTATCAGGAGGGCTCTCATATGACCCCTATCGAAAAACTCGTCGATTTCTTTGGCGGGCAAACCAAAACAGCTTTGGCTCTCGATGTTTCCCAGGCAGCGGTCTCGTACTGGGTTGCCGGGATACACCCCATGGGGGCTGAAAAAGCGTTCAGGGCGGAAGAGTTAACTGGCGGGCAGATCACCGCTCGCGAGCTGTGCATACGACAAAAACAACCACAGTCGGCTGCCTGACAGTTCCCCCTTGAACCCATGAAACGAATTCTCGCCCATGCACTGGCAGGGCACCACGGAAACAAAATCGAGGTTTTACGAATGGAAGATTTTCTGCGGGCCTGCCAGAGCGCTGTTCTGGACAACGAGGCCAAGACCCTGGCGGGGAAGATGGGCGTTCCGCACGTCAGCCTGCTTCAGCGCGCCAACCCGGATAACGACGCTCACCACCTGACCGTTGAGCACCTGTTCGGGATTCTGCTGCATACCGGCGATATGCGTCCGTTGTTGGCTCTGGCGAATGAATTCGGTTTTGCGGTCGTTCCGAAGGTCGCTCCGGAGCCGCAAGCGCTGACCAGATCGCTGATCAACGTCGGCAAGGAAGTGGCGGACCTGACCATCGCGGTTCACCAGGCGCTCGACGACGACCACGTCAGCGGCTTCGAAAAATCCATGATCCGCCAAGAGATCAACCATGTTCGGCAGAGCTTGGATGTGATGGACGTCTCGGTTAAGGCCGCCTGAGGAGTTTGCGCATGCGCAAACTTTATTTCCGGCTGTCGCGCAAAAAATCGAAAAAAAGGGGCCATCAACAGCACTGTTGAAGAAATGGAACAAATAACAGACACAAAAAAGCCGACGGGCAATGTCGGCTGATTCGCAAAACTTGAGAGGCCCGATTATGCAGAGCCAGCCGAATTCGAGCAACACCCCGAACAATGACGCGACACGTTTTAACAAATCACAAAACGTGTCGCGTACCAACTCAGTAATTCCTTTCGACTTCGATGGCGGCGCCATCCGCGTTATCACCGACGAGCTCGGCGATCCGTGGTTCGTTGCCCGTGATGTCGCTGACGCCTTGGGCTATGCCAAGCCAGAGAACGCGATTTCTCGCCATTGCAAGGCCGCAACCACTACCCCGAAACAGGGTGGTGGTTTCATGACCGTAATTCCTGAGCGCGATGTCTATCGTCTGGTGATGCGCTCCAAGCTGGTCGGCGCCGAACGTTTCGAGGAATGGGTGGTTGGTGAGGTTCTGCCGAGCATCCGCAAGACCGGGAAGTTCGACGCCGCCAGCCCAAGCAGTTCAAAGGTTGTCGGGGAACTCGCGCTCATGGAGTGCTACACGCGCCTGCTCAAGCCTTCCCCATCCAGCCAAGTGATGATGCTGGCGAAGATCGCCACCAACAACGGCCTCGACGCCAAGTTTCTCCCGGGCTACGCCGTAGACGCCGCGCCCGATGCCGCCGGGGGCTCCTCCATGCCCACCAAATCGGTCACGGCCTTGCTGAAGGACAACGGCATCCGGTACGCGCCCGCGGCCTTCAACAACTCCATGGCTCGCCTGGGCTTCCTGAAACAGCTTCAGCGGCAAAACTCCAAGGGCGAGATGGTTCCGTTCTGGTCCGTGACTGAAAAGGGCCTCCAGTACGGCAAGAATCTCACCAGCCCGCAATGCCCACGCGAGACGCAGCCTCACTGGTACGTCGATCGTTTCCTTGAATTGGCCGCAAAGGTCGGGAAGGCTTGATATGAGCATGGGCCTTATGGTCGCCGCGATGAAACTTCGCGTCGGCAATCCTCTCCGCAAGCTGGTGCTGATCAAGCTCGCAGACAACGCCAGTGATGTCGGTGAATGCTGGCCGTCCTATCAGCATATTGCTGACCAGTGCGAGATCAGCAAGCGCTCTGTCATGAACCACATCGCCGCCCTGTGTGAGGCGGGACTGCTGCGTAAGGAAATCCGGAAGGGTGGCCCCAAAGGGAATTCGTCGAACGTTTACTTTCTCACCCTCGACGGTGGTGGTGCACCTCCTGCACCAGGGGTAGTGCAGCAGATTCACCAGGGTAGTGCAGCAGGTTCACCTCCTGGTGAATCTCCTGCACCAGGGGGTAGTGCAGCAGTTGCACCCAGAATCAGTAACTCTCTTGAACCGGTCATGGAACCGGTCATTGAACCAATTACGCCCCAGGCTTCCGCCAAGGTCGTGACGGGACAGGTCGTGCCATTCGTTCAACAGCAACCACGAGTCGAGATTCCCGCCGACATGCCGGGGCCGAAGGATCAGGCCTGCAAGACCTTCAAAGTCTGGGCCAACTACGCCATGGCCTACCGCAAGCGCTACAACGCCTGGCCGGTGTGGAACGCCAAGACTGGGAAGCAGATGGCGCTGCTGGTTGACCGCCTCGGCGCCGATGTTGCCCACCACGTTGCCGCCCACTTCCTGAAAACCAGCGATGCCGCAGTCCTTCGCAAATGCCACAGCCTCAACGAGCTGCTGGCCAACGCCGAGAGCTACCACACCCAGTGGGTGACCGGGCAGCGCATCAACGGAACAACCGCCCGCCAGATGGAGCGTACCGAGGCGAACGTCTCCGCTGCCGAGCAGGCTGCGCAAATGGTCTTGGCCAAGCGCCAGGCAGGAGAGCGCAATGAATACCTTTGAAATGAACGATCAACAAGTTGCCGGACTGGCTGCCGCCATCTGCGCTACGGCCGAGGCAATGGGGCAAGAAATGAACCCCGGCACCGCGGCGATGATGGCCGAAGACCTCTGCGCCTACTCGGTTCCTGTCGTCAAAGCCGCGTTGAAGGCGTGCCGCTTCGAAGTGAAGGGCAAGCTGGCTATGGCCGACATCCTGCAGCGCGTCCAGTCATCCGACGGCCGCCCAGGCAAGGACGAGGCCTGGGCAATCGCCATGACTACGAACGATGAATTCGAAACCGTTGTGCTGACTGATGAAATCCAGCTGGCCCTGGCTGCAGCGAAACCTGTCCTCGACGCCGGCGACAGGGTCGGTGCCCGCATGGCGTTCATTAGCGCTTACGGACGTTTCGTCGCCCAGGCCCGGGAAGAAACCAAACCGGTCAACTGGCATGTGTCCGTGGGTTTCGACGCCAACAGCCGCATCCAGGCTGTCACCAAGGCGATGGAATTGAAGCGCATCCCTCGCGAACACGGCCAGAAGTACTTGGCGGACCTGAGCGTAGAACCGATCAGTGAAGACGGCCGTGCCATTGCCGGCCTGCTCACGGGAACGGTAGCTCGTCCAGCTCCAGCGCTTCGCGAAAAACTCGAAAACGTAAAGAGCTCGATGTTGGAAATGCGGAAGGCAAGTGCCGAAAGGAAAACAGAAATGCGGATCGAAGCGGCCAACGAGTTGGCGGATCGCCGGGCGCTGCTTATCCGGCAGGCCCAGGAACTGGAAGAGAAGAGGCCGGTGCAATGATCATCGACAAACGACAACTTCAAAAACTGCTCTGGGCTGAGGCCGCGTCATTCCGCACTGACTGTGCAGACTGGAAGCGCAACACCGAGGCCCTCCAAGAGTTCCTGGGCGAGAAGACCATCGAGGAGGTAGCGCTGGAATTGCTGGCCGAGAACGAGGCGCTGCGCAAGGAGCGCGACAAGCTGGCCGAGGACAAACAAGGGTTGCTCGAAGACTTCGCGGGGTGCCTATGACTGACAAGATCTCCGTCAACAGCCAGTCCAAGCTCTCCGAGGCCATCACAGCACTGAACACGATGTACCGCGACAAGAAGTTCGTGGTGGTCTCCCTGCGCCCGGGCAAGGACCGGACGCTCGACCAGAACGCCCTATGGTTTGCGATGTACAAGCGCATTTCCGAGATGACGCAGATCGGTGACGCAGCTGACGCCCGGCGGTACTGCAAGCTCCACTTCGGCGTCCAGATCCTGCTCAACGAGGATTCCGGTTTCCAAGCGGCCTGGTACCGGGTCATGCGTCATCTGCCCTACGAGGAGAAGCTGGCCCTGATGGGCGAGCACAAGCTGTTCGGGCCTGACGGCTTCCCTGTGACCAGTCTGTTCAATCGCGCCCAGGGCATCCAGTACACGGACCGCATGGCCGCGTACTTCACTGGGCAGGGCGTGGTTTTCAGTGACCTGCTGAGCGAGGTGGCGGCATGAGTCTTCCAGCCAAGCAGCCCCGCCCGAAGAAGTGCGCCGTACAAACCTGCAGATCCTTTTTCGTGCCTCGGGCAAGCTTCCAGACCTGGTGCTCACCAGACTGTGGCGTCCTTATTGCCCGGGCAAAGCAGGAGAAGAAGCGCAAGGCCCTGGCCCAGGTCGAGCGCCGAGAGATCAAGGTGCGCAAGGAAAAGCTGAAGAGCAGGGCGGAACACATGAAGGATACCCAAATGGCGTTCAATGCCTGGGTGCGCGCTAGGGATGCGCACCTGCCTTGCGTGAGCTGTGGTCGAAACCACCAAGGCAAGTATGACGCCGGCCATTACCGGACTGTTGGAAGCAATCCTGCCTTGCGCTTCGAGCCGCTGAATTGCCATCGCCAGTGTTCGCCCTGCAACACGCGGCTTTCCGGGAATATCGTGAACTACCGAATCGAACTGGTGAAGCGTATCGGCGCCGAGCTGGTCGAGTGGCTGGAAGGCCCCCACGATCCGAAGAAATACACCGTCGAGCAATTGAAGGCGATGACCGCCGAATACCGGGCCAAGACCCGCGAACTGAAGAGGGCTGCAGCATGACGCAAATCGCGCAAATCACTGGCGGAGCAAGCAGGCCCTCGAAGGGATGGCTCAAGCCGATGTTTCCAATCACAGGCAAGGCCCACTACTTCAACCAGGAAAAGGCTCTCGCGGCAATCACCACCCAGGGCCGGGCTTATTTCTGGCGCTCGCTGTGCGGGATCGTCACGGTGAGCACGGACAAGATGCCGATGTTCGAGCCCGGTAACTGGGACCGCTGCAAAAAATATGAACAGAAACTGGCTCGGAGGGCAGCAGCATGACTTATCGCAACGTGGTGTCAGCAGTAGTCAGGGCGCTCGCCGCCGAAACCATCAATTCCGCCGGCGGCTGCGACTTTGAACCCAAGGTCCAGTGCGCCAAGCAGAAGGGGGAGATCGTCGGTAAGGAGGCGGCGTTTCTCCAGGATTGCTGGGTGTTCGGCCGGCTGCACAAGTCGCTGTCGGCGGCGCACTGGAGAGCATTGGTGGCGAAGTACTCGACCCACACCGAGCGAAAGCACACAGCCATTGCCGAGCTGACGAAGATCATGCGGTCCCCGGCGCCCGAGCGCTTCCTGCACTGCGCGATCGTCACTTGGGCATTGCCGAAGCTGCCAGGCGTTGAGGGGAAGCGGTCGACCAACGTCCTTCCGGCCGGGTGGTACGAGATGGACAACTGGTCGAACGAGCCGCACCCGATCAAGACCCAGGAGCGATGGCGGCGAGATATCCGCAAGGCGCTGGAGCGCGAAGTAGATGAGGCTTTGGTGTCCGCTCAAGCCCTGTTGGATACAGAGGGACTTATTGGGACACAAGCCGCTTGACTCCCACTGAACCAATGAGCCATTATCCATCCATCCTGTCATTCCTGCGTGTTTAGGAGTGATCAGAAGAAGCCCGGCCATCGCGCTGGGCTCTTTTTCGTCCGCTCGTCGAGTTCGTTGCACTTCCTGTCCAAGTTGGCTCTCCCACCTATATGCGCAGATGTGCGCCTCAGAAAGGAGAGATGCCATGGTGGACGACAACAACAGCCCGGAAGCTCCATACCCCGGGCCAGACGAAGATGCGCCTGATACAGGTGAGAGTCATGGTTCCGGTCTTGAACAGGCCGAATCAGAGCCTCAGCAGGGCACGGCCGAGAGGCCCGTAGATTGGGACCCTCCGCCCGGTAATCCTGGGTCTGATCAGGATGCTCAGACGAATCGTGGGAACGGCGGCGCGAAGTAGGCTGCTGGACAGCATGAATTCACAGAAAGCCCTGCCATTGTGTTGGGCTTTTTTGTGCGTATATGAAAAGAGAAAGCGCCGGCATTATCGGGCTTTTAGTTTCTGATTGGGCCGCCGATACATTCACCACTCATTTCAAATGGATGTAATCGGATGGTCATGTACTTGCTCCTGTCGGGGCTCGGCTTAATGGTTGCTATGCAGCTGGTCATTTTCTGCGTTGCCATAAAAAATTCATTACCCCAAGCCATGCTCTGCTTAGTCATTACCTTTTTACGTGTACGTCTATGCGAAGAAAGACTCACAAGCGAAGGTGTTCCTCTGGGGTTGGTATTTGGGAATTGTTTTGCTCACTGCGGGGGTCGTGGCCTCAGCTTAAAGATATCTCCACATATTCATGAGCCTCGGCATTTGCCGGGGCTTTTTCGTTTTCGGCGCCACCACACCCATTGCTCTGAGCTGGGAGTGCTGCTGGGGCTGATTCAATTGCAAGGCCGTGAGCGGCCACCTTTCCCGATGGAGCAACGATGGATCCTACTGACCTCGGCACAGGCACAGCTACGTGGCTGACCGGTAGTGCCACGGTCATTCTCGGCGGCCTGCTGTGGCTGCGCAGATTCCTGTCTAAGGATGCCGCTGACCGGGCAATGGACAATGCCGATATCGGCACCGTCCGGAGGCTCAATGAGCTGCTTGATTCCGAGCGCTCAGCCAGGAAGGAATCGGACGCGAGAGCCGATCAGTTTGCCAAAGAGCGCAACGAGCTTGCCGCCGCTGTCGGGCGCATGGAAGGGCGAATTGAGTCCCTCACTACGCAGGTGTCCCAGCTCACCGAGAAGGTAACGTCGCAGAGCCAAGAGATTGCGCGCCTGCGGCAACAACTTGGAGGTGCCAACTGATGGAGAGATGCGCAATAGAATTCATCGCACGCCGATGGTGGCGCCGAGCCGAAGTCTGGACGATCGCCATCATTCTGGTAGCCGGCGGGGCAGTGCTTGGTTATCAAGCCTGTTACTGGTCCTTGGCAGAGAAGCAAGCCTCGCAAGTCAAAGATATCCGCGACGCCTACGCCACCGCGATGAGTGAGCGTGATAAGCGCCTGGACGAACTGACCAGCAAAGCGAGCACGGCGGCAGATAAAGCGACCAAGGCCGCAACGACGGCCACCAAGGCAGCGGACAAGGCTATCGAGGCCGTCGACCGAGTGAGTCAGTAACGCGCGACACGTTTAGCGCATTAGCAAATTGTGTCGCGACACGCGACTAGGAGAGCAGCATGGATAACCAGCATAAGAAGATCACCGGCTATCGCGACCTGAGCCAGTCAGAAATCGACGGCATGAATTCGATCAAGGCCCTTGAAGCAGACACCGGCGAGCTGTTCAAGCAGATCGGTCATATTGAAGGCGCTGATCCGCGCTTGCTGGCGCTGGCGAAAACCAACCTGCAGGAGGGCTTCATGTGGTTCGTTCGCTCGATCGCCAAGCCTGCCGATCCGTTCAGCTGATGAGTAGCGTAACCCGCCTTCGCCACGCTCTCCCGATGAGCCAGGACATCAACAAGGCCCTGATCGATCTGGATAGTGCCATCGCCAAGGCAGTGGATGCCGCCAAGGCCGCGGGACTTCCCCAAGGCCTGATCGTCGCAGAGCTTCACGGGCACGCCCACGCACAGACCCACATCATGGTGAGCAAATGACCGCCAAGCTTATCGATTTCAAGCGTGAGGGATGGAGAGACGCCGCCAAGACCCTGCGAAAGGTCGCTGAGGACCTTGATGCTGGTGTCCACCCGGAATGCACTGTAGGTGCCCTGACCCTGATCGGCGCGAAGGGCGAGGTCACCGTATTCGGGTTGGGGCCTAAGTGCGACGACCTGCAATGCCTGGGCGCCATGCGACTGGGTGAGCAGAAGCTGATTGATGTGCTGCTGGATAACGGGGAAGGGTAGGTGTGCCGCAGGTGAGTGCGGCACGCTTTAGCACTAATTAGCGGGCTTGGAACAGCACGCATTGCACAACAGGTTGTGAGGCTTCAATGCAGGCGGCACCACGCTCATGCAGTGGCTGGTAGAGGCTGCCGACTGCGAAGCCCATGATTGCAACCACTACGCAGTAGATACCGGCGCGTTCCTTTGGGGCTTCAGAGCGGTTCGCATAAGCGACTCCGCGGCGTACCTGCCGCGCGATTAAGTAAAGCACGACGAAAGTAGCTGCGAACAGAAAGCTAAAAATACCGACTTCTGGGTTCATATTTTTGCACTCAATGATTGATGTCTGAATAGACCGCCGAACAAATGGCGTCACTCGTTTATTGCAAGTCAAGCTGATTGTTGATGTCTCTCTGGGGTCAATTCAAGTACGCGATGTCCAACATTTGAAAAATAGTTAGAGGAACCGATGACGACCAAGCAACCCGACTGGGAGGCGATCGAAGGAGTCTGCCGGGATGAATTTCTTAGGATCGACTGCTTAACATTTGACCGTGAGGGTTGAAATGCCCTCATATCGCCACTACATATTCAGCTCAATCAAAGGAGTTTAACTATGTCTCATGTTAAAAAGGGCGATGCGGTACGTTTGAAAAGCGGCGGTCCAGCGATGTCTGTGGACAATATTGGTGCGCATCAATTTACCGATGTACCTGGCTGGAACGCCCATTGCAATTGGTTCGACGGCAACAAACCGATGGAGCAGTGGTTCGATGTGGATATCCTTGTCGTGCTAAAAGACGAGGTTGATCCAGCAAGCGACGACTGAGTGGTCGTTGTTGAAATAGCCCCCGCCAGTTGCGGGGGTTTCTTTTTTGGAGTGACGATATGGTTCGCCCGACACCACCATCCTCGCTCCTTGATTTTCCTGAGTTTGATGGAGCGGCCACTCAGTTGGTTCCCGCTCCCGAGGTCTGGGAATGGCTTCAGCAAGAGATCCTTTCCGACTCCGGCAGCATTCACAACGAAGACCACGCCCACCTACTGGATGCAGACATCCGGGTCATGTGGGCGTCGTCATGCTTCGAGAAGCAGGGTAGGACAGTCCTGGGCCAGGCCGAGCAGGTAGCATTCCGCGCCGGCGGCTGGCAGAAAGCCCGGATGGAGCAACAGATGCGTGACTGGTTCGGCGATGTGCCGGCCTTCATCATCACCTTGGCTGCTGACTACTGCGCCCAGTGCAGTGACACCGACTTCTGTGCCCTGGTTGAGCATGAGCTGTATCACATCGCCCACGCCAACGATAAGTACGGCCAGCCTGCCTTTACCAAGGAGGGCGCACCCAAGCTGGAGATGCGCGGCCACGACGTTGAAGAGTTCGTCGGTGTGGTCCGTCGCTATGGTGCGAGCCCTGACGTTCAGGCGTTGGTGGATGCTGCAAACAGTCCTGCTGAGGTGGGGAAATTGAACATATCGAGGGCCTGCGGAACCTGTCTGCTAAAGCTGGCCTGATTCTGGACAGGCTCTGGACGGATGAGAATCTATGGCAGCCCTTCAAAACGACGTGAAGGCCTTTATCGTTCAGGCCCTGGCGTGCTTCGACACGCCATCACAGGTTGTTGAAGCTGTCCAGAAAGAATACGGGGTATCGGTTACCCGTCAGCAGGTTGAGACGCACGACCCTACGAAGACATCGGGCAAGGGCCTGGCAAAGCGCTGGGTAACGATGTTCGAAGATACCCGCAAGCGTTTCCGCGAGGAAACTTCTGACATCCCGATTGCCAACCGTGCGTTTCGCCTCCGCACGCTTGGGCGCATGGCTGAGAAAGCCGAGAACATGAAGAACATGGCGCTGACTGCCCAACTGCTGGAGCAGGCCGCCAAGGAGGTGGGTGACGTCTTCGTGAATCGCCGCCTTGAACCAATCAAACCCCCTGGATCAGAGGCGGGTGTCGAACCTGCCGCTGAATATGTGTTGAGGCCTGACGAAGATGTCCCTATCAGCCCGTATCTCTGATGGGCTGGTCGCACTGACGCCAAAACAGGCGAACATTTATTGCTGGGGCTTCCAGCCTGAGGCGCGCTTTCGCGATGCGGTGTGCGGTCGCCGGTTCGGTAAGACTTTCCTCGGCAAGGCTGAGATGCGCCGGGCCGCAAAGCTCGCTGCTGCCTGGAACGTCAGCGTCGAGGATGAAATCTGGTACGCCGCGCCGACGCAGAAGCAGGCCCGTCGGGTTTTCTGGCGCAGGCTGAAGCAGGCCATCCCGAAATCTTGGCTGGTGACCAAGCCGAACGAAACGGACATGTTGATCACGCTGAAGAGCGGTCACTTACTCCGGTGTGTCGGTCTGGAGAACTACGACGATCTGCGTGGTTCAGGTCTGTTCTTCATCCTTGTGGACGAATGGGCTGACTGCAAATACGCGGCTTGGGAAGAAGTCATCCGGCCGATGCTGTCGACCTGCACCTACACGCTCCCGAACGGCGAGGTTCGAAAGGGCGGTCATGCACTGCGCATTGGCACGCCAAAAGGATTCAACCACTGCTACGACACGTTTCAAGACGGTAAGCCAGGACATGAGCCTGACCACCGTAGCTGGCTTTACACGTCACTCGATGGTGGCAACGTTCCGCCGGAAGAAATCGAGGCTGCCCGTCGCAAGATGGATCCCCGGACGTTCCGGCAAGAGTATGAGGCCAGCTTTGAGAACTACCAGGGTGTCGTCTACTACACGTTCAATCGTGAGGCGAACCGCACCAGCGAGACGATTAAGCGCGGTGAGGCGCTACACATCGGCATGGACTTCAACGTTATGAAGATGGCGGCCGTGGTGCATGTCATTCGTGACGATCTGCCCCTGGCGCTCAGCGAGTTCTCGGAGGTGCGCGACACGCCCGAGATGATCGAGAAGATCAAGCTTCGGTTTCCTGATCACAGCATTGCGATCTACCCGGACGCCAGCGGCCAGAACACCAGCAGCAAGAGCGCAAGCGAGTCGGACCTGTCACTACTGAAGAAGGCCGGCTTCACCGTTATTGTGGACTCGACAAACCCCGCGGTGAAGGACCGGGTCAACGCCATGTGCGCAATGTTCGCCAACACATACGGCGAGCATCGCTACCTGGTCAACGTCGACCAGTGCCCGAAATACACGCAGTGCCTGGAACGCCAGATCTACACGGATAAGGGCGAGCCCGACAAGAAGGCCGGATATGACCACCTGGTGGATGCGCCCGGCTACTTCATTGCCAAGCGCTACCCGATCAAAACACGCACAGGCGGAACACGCCGAATTGGAGGCTTGGCCTGATGCCAGTGCAATCGACAAACCCCGACTACGACGCGCACATCGCCGAGTGGAAAATGATGGACGATGCGCTCGAGGGCGAATGCGCCGTCAAGCGCAACCAGAGCAATCTACCCAAGCCCAGCGGCATGGTAGAGGCTGAAAAGCAAACAAATACCTGTATGAGAACTACACAGCCAGGGCTCAGTACGAGCACTGGGTGCGCGACGCGTTGCGTTCGATGATGGGACTGGTATCGCGGTTGATTCCCGAGATCAAGCTTCCATCTGGCATGCAGGGACTGGAGGAAAACGCCACATCTGATGGCTTCGGCCTCAAGCAACTGTTCTTTCGAATGGTGCGCCAGGCTATTTCCCATGGCCGGGTGCCGCTGGTGGTCAACATCGATGAGGGTGGTGAGCCGTATTTCTCGACTTATGCCACTCGCAACGCCATCAACTGGAAGGTAGGCAGCCAGGGAGGCCGGCAGGACTTGATCCTCTCCGTGTTTCGCGAGTTCCGCGACAATAAGGAGGATGAGTACGACCACGACAGTAAGATGGTCTATCGCGTCTTCAAGATGATCGACAACGTCTGCCAAAGCGAAGTGCTGGGGGAAGACGGCGCGGCTATCGAAGACCGGAGGCCGCTTGGCACCACTGGTGCGGACGGTCGCCTGATCAAAGGGCTGTATTATTTGCCGGTGATCTACTGTGGCTCGACCGACAACTCGCCTGAAGTGGACGAGGTGCCGTTGTTGACGATGGCGCGGGCTGCGTTGAAGTCCTACCAACTCAGCGCTGACTACTTCACCGCGCTGCATCAGACCAGTCACCCACAACCTTGGGTTTCTGGGCTTGATGACTCGGTAGAGCTGAGCGTGACCGGTCCATCGGCAGCATGGGATCTCGGCCCGAATGGCAAGTGCGGCTATCTGGAGTTCCAGGGGGCTGGCATCGAGGCGGTTCGCACGGCCATGGACGACCAGAAGAACGCCGCTCTTGAAGCTGGCGCCAAGGTCATGGACGTGGGCGGCACTGAGTCAGGGGAGGCTCGTAAAACTCGCCAGAACGACCAGCATGCCACGCTGCACAGCATTGTCATCACGGTGGCAGAAGCGGTGGAGCAGGCATTGCGGTACGCCGCCGAGTGGAAGGGTTACGACCCTGAGCAGATCACGTTCAAGGTGAAGCCTGAATTCGTGATGCCTGAAGTTGATGCCCAGGTCCTTGCCGAACTGCACAAGGGCGTCATGGCGGGAACAATCAGCGCCGACACCTACTGGCAGTACCTCACCACCGGCAAGTTGCCGGAGCGCCCATACGACGAAGAGGCCGAACTGATCAGCGACGAGCGCGAATCGGCCGGCATCAACTTGGACAAAGACGATGCCGACGACAAGCTTGATGCAGGCCGACAGCCAGCTACTGGAGCAGACGACACGTCACTCGGTGATGATCGAGCGGCTTAAGGCTGGCGAGGTCAAAAAGTTCGAGAAGTACCTGCGCCAGATCGACAAGCTGGTGCGGGAGCAGTTGACCCGCAAGGAGCTGACCACCTACAGCCGGGACCGTCTTGAGCAGTTCCTCGCCCGCGTGGACGGCAAGCTGCTGGACATCTACAAGGCCTACGGCGACCTGGTGCAAGCCGATCTGGTTGACATCGCGTTGTACGAGTCGAGTTTTGAAGCCAGAAGCCTGAGCAATGCGCTCTCCATCGACGCGGTGGTGCCGACAAACACGGTGATCCGTGCGGCGGTGTTCTCCTATCCGCTGCAGGTGAAGGGGATCGACGGCGGCAAGATGCTGAAGAGCTTCGTCAGTGGCTGGACGCGTACCGAAACTATGCGTGTCACCAACACCATCAGGCTCGGCTTCGGCCAGGGGCAGACAAACGCCCAGATTATTCAGGCGATTCGCGGTACCGCAGCGCAGAACTTCACGGATGGCATTCTTGCTGTGAGCAATCGCAACGCGGCCGCCGTGGTGCAGACGGCAATCCAGCATGTGGCCACGACGGCACGAATGGAGACGCTGAAGGCAAACAGCGACGTGGTTCTGGGTTATCGCTGGGTGTCGACGCTCGACCGCAAAACCTCGCAGCAATGCAAGGGCCTAGATGGCATGCGCTTCGATCTTGGTAAAGGACCGCTGCCGCCGGTGCATATCAACTGCCGCTCGACAACGGTACCGACAACCCGGCTCTCTGAGATGTTCTCTAAGGACGCTACGCGCGCTTCGGTGGGTGACAATGGCGGGGCCCAGGTCGACGCCAGCTTGAACTATTACGAATGGCTGGCAACCCAGCCAGCAAGCTTTCAGGATCACGCCTTGGGCCCGGTGAGGGGCAAGCTGTTCCGCAACGGCGGCATGACGCCGGAAAAGTTCGCCAGACTGCAGCTCGATAAATCATTCAAACCGCTGACCCTGGTTCAACTCAAGGAACTCGAGCCTGACATGTTCACCCGAGCAGGCGTTACACTCGGCGCTCAATCAGGCTGAGCCCACCTATGCTTGTCATCGTCGAAGATGGAACAGGAAGACCGGACGCAAACAGCTTTGTGCCGTTGGAGAAGCTGGTCTTCTATCGGGATTACTACGGATTTCTCCTGCCCACGACAGAGAACGAGCAGAAGGCTTTGCTGCTGCGTGCCGCGGCCGATATGAATGGTCGGGAGTGGAAGGGCGTCAAAACGCACAAATCCCAGGCGATGGCCTGGCCCCGACGCAATTGCAGAGTCGGCGTCGAGATGCTGTCCGAAACGTTTGTTCCATTCGAGATTGAATGGGGTCAACTGAGGTTGGCTGTCGAGCTTTATGCGGCCGACAACGGCCTAGGGATATCCGAGCCCGCCTTCGGCACTGAAAAAGAAGGGGAGCGGGTCACGCTGTTACGCAATGACCCTGGCGCGATGCTTCGACCGCCACCTTACGCGTCGAGCAGAGCGCAGTTTGCCGACTATCTCATGCTGCGAGGCTTACAGCTCATTCACTCACAGTAGCGAGAGGGCTATTGTCCGGCGCTGGCTTGGGAAGCACGAAGGGAAAGCCGAGAGTTTTGCTTTCAATAAGTGTGGACTGTTCGATGCATTTTCTTGAAACCGATTTGTCAGTCGTCAAGGGAGTTAACGCTGCGATCGTTTCTGGGATCTTAGTATCGGTTTCCTGTCCGATACTCGTAATCATTCCGTTCGCTAAAGCTACGTTCAATTTGGCTGATCCGAGTCCGCTTTTGAATTTCAAAGACCTTTTTTCTCCTGGCAGCGTGACTGCTGTCACGCTTTGCGAGCAGTCTGTTTTGTCGGACACCAAAAGGTAGGGTACAGGGTCGTAGTAAGTGAGTCCTCCATCCCCTAGATCGATACCGGCACATCCCATAAGTGCTGATGAGCCAACAAGTGTCACGAATCCTTTTGCGATGTTTTTCATGCTTGTCTTCCTGATGGAGCCGGAATGGCTACTTCGGGAGTGTAGTTAGATTTTTTAGAACACTACCGGCTGTTTCTCGCAGCGAATCAGCACATTGAAGCGTCCTCTTAACAGTTATTCATGCCTCGACTATGTCGGGGCTTTTTTATGCCCGCAAAGCGGGGAAAACCAACCCAAGGGGTTCACCAAGTGGCAGACGAAAACCAGATTGATCTTGAAGACCCGGCAGTCAAAACCGCCATTGCTGCCGCAGTGGAAGCAGCGACTCAAGGCCTCAAGAACAAAAACACCGAGCTGCTTGGCTCGCTCAAAACGACCAAAAACGAGCTGGACGGCTTCAAAACCCAGTTCGAAGGCCTGGACATCGATGCGGTGAAGGGCTTGCTGAACAAGGTAGGCCAGGATGAAGAGACCAAGCTGATTGCGGAAGGCAAGCTCGACGAGGTCATCACCCGTCGCACCGAGCGCCTGCGCACCGACTATGACAAGCAGTTGGCCGCCCAGAAAGAGCGCGCCGACAAGGCTGAGGCCTTCGCTGCCAAGTACAGCGACAAGGTGCTGGCCGATTCCATCCGCGCTGCCGCTATCAAGGCAGGCGCGCTCCCCGAGGCCGCCGAAGACATCATCCTGCGCGCCAAGGGCACCTTCAAACTCAGCGACGACGGTGAGGCGATCGCCACCGACCGTGATGGCGAGGTCATCTACGGCAAGGACGGCAAGACGCCTCTGTCCCCGCTCGAATGGGCGGAATCGCTGCGTGAAACAGCAACACACCTCTGGCCAAGGGCTCAGGGTGCCGGGCAGACCGGCGACAACGGTGGCAAGGCCACGAAGAAGTGGGGCGAGTACACGGAGTCCGAGCGCGCAGCGCTGGCCCGTGACAACCCAGATGCGTTCAAAAAACTCTTGGCCACCAAAGGAACCTAATCCATGGCAACGACCCAACTGGCGGACATCTTTGTCGCCGACTATTACGGCACTATCGCGCCGGTAAACTCCCCCGAAAAGACTGCGGTCTTCGAGTCCGGGATCATCGTCAAATCGCCTGAACTGGACGCCATCGCGCAGAACGGTCAGGGAACCTCGGAAATCAGCTACTGGCAGGACCTGGACGCTGACGAAGAGCCCAACATCTCCAACGACAACCCGGATGACCTGGGCGAAGTCGGCAAGGCAGAGCAGGGCAGCATGCGCGCCCGTACGCTCTACCTCAACAAAGGCTACGGCGTTGCCGACCTGACGTCTGAGCTGGCCAACACCGAGCCGATGCAGCACATCCGCAACCGTTTCGGCACCTACTGGACCCGCCGCTGGCAGCGTTACCTGCTTGGCGCGGCTCGCGGTGTGATCGCATCGAACATCGCGAACAACGCCGGTGACATGGTGGTGGATGCGGGTGCGACCATCAGCGCTGGCGCCTTTCAGGATGCTGCCTTCACTTCTGGTGATGCTGCTGACGTGTTCTCCGCGATCGGCGTGCACTCGGTCGTGATGAACCAGATGGTCAAGCAGGACCTCATCGAGTACCTGCGGGACTCTGACGGTCGCATCATTCTGGCCACCTACCTGGGCAAGCCGGTGTTCATGGACGACAGCCTCGTATACGGCGCAGGCCGTTACCTGTCGGTGTTCTTCGGCCAGGGCGCGTTCGGCTACGGCGAAGGCACTCCAGCCGTACCGGTCGAACTGGAGCGTAAGCCAGGCGGCGGCAATGGTGGTGGCGCTGAAGTGCTGTGGGAGCGGAAGACTTTCATCCTGCAGCCTGCGGGCTTCAGCTGGAAAGGGAGCAACAACCAAAACCTCAGCCCGACCGCTACTCAGTACGCGGCTGCTGCGAACTGGGAGCGCGTCTTTGACCGCAAGCAGGTTCCTTTCGCCGCCGTGATCAGCGGCACCGTCACCCCGTAACTCAGCCTCGGCAGGGCGCTTGATTGCGCCCTGGCCGACACGGAGAGAATCATGAAGGTTATTTACACCGACAAGCCCGGCAATGAGCCTGGGGTTTGCTATCGCCTGCTCAGGGAGTTCTTCGGCGTCATCAGCGCGGCGACGGATGTATTCGTCCAGGGCGACAATCCGAACATCATCGACGCGTACAAGCGGGCTGGTATCAAGGTCACAGGAGCGGATGCCGACGGCCTGCGCACTGATGGCCCGACCGTGGCTGAATATGTCGCTGCTGGCTACAAGGCCAGCAACTACCCGCCAGAAGGCTACGCCTCACGCAGCACTGAAGACGAAATCGCTGAAGCACTGCAGGCGGAGCAGAACGCGCCGGAAACCGATCCCCTGAAAATGAAGGTCCCCGAGCTGAAAGAATGGCTCGCCCGAAATGGCATCGCCTTCGAATCCAACGCCCTGAAAGAAGACCTCCAGGCCCTGGTGCCGAAGGAATAAGGACAAGTACATGACCGACTTCATCACCGTTGCCGATGTTGACGCCCTGTTGGGTCCTGACTGGGCCGGTACCGGTGATCCGGTTCTTGCTGTAGCCATGGCAAATGCCTGGCTCACGGCCAAGATTAATCGACCTGTTGCCGATCCGACCCCTGAAGCCATCAAGCTTGCTGGCGCTCAGGTAGCGAAAGAGGCGGCGGCGGGCAAGTTGTATACGTCCACGCAGAAAGAAGTGCAGAGCAAGACGGTATCGGCTCAGTCTGGCACCTCGGTCAGTAAGACCTACGTGACCGGCTCTACCGATCAGTCCGCGGGCGTGAACTTCGCCATGGCGCTTCTGGCCCCTTGGATCAAGCGCTCAGGCGTGATGATGCTGAAAAGGACCTAACCATGGGGATGCGCGAAGAGATCCAGGCGGAACTGGCTGAGGCGTTTGACGACCCGGATGGCCTGGCCGATGCCGTGAAGCCTGTAGTCGGGGTTCGGAAAGTCCAGGGCGAATATGACCCTGAAACCGGAACCATCCCTGAAGTCATCACCAACTATGCAGGGCGTGGCATTTTCGGCAGCTACCTCAGCAAGGAAATCGACGGGACGTTGATCCAGACGACTGACGAGAAGCTCACCATCCTGCAGAACGAATTATTCATCACGCTGCTTGGCGTTCCGACCGCCACCGTGGCGACACCTGAAATTGGCGATGTCATCGGTGGCAAGCGAGCCCTGAACGTTAGCCAGGATCCCGCGGGCGCAACCTGGACCGTTCAGTTGAGGGTTTGATATGGCAAATCGCGGCACAGGCCAGTCCGGCAGCTTCGCCCTGAGTCTGGCGGAATTCGCTGCCCAAACCGGTGAAGCCATCGACGCCAGTGTGCGCGAGATCATCATCGAGGTTGGCAGCAGCCTGATCCGTATGTCTCCCGTGGGTAACCCGGAGATATGGGCCCAGAACGCAGTGGCGACCCAGTACAGCAAGGCCGTCGACGATCACAACAGCGCGTTGCGTAGCGATCCGGAAAACCTCACGAAGGGCGGCAGGCTCAAGAAAGGCCGCAAGCTCAACGACGGGATGGATATCATCGCGCCGGAAGGCTACGTCGGCGGCCGGTTCCGGGCGAACTGGCACATATCGCTGGGCGTCGTCGAGAGCGTCACCTTCGACGAGGTAGACCCAAGCGGCGCCCAAACCACTGCCGCGTTGGTGGCCGCAATGAGTGATTTCACTGCCGGCCAGATGGCCTATATCGTCAACAATTTGCCCTACGCGATTCCGCTGGAGTTCGGCCATTCCACCCAGGCCCCCGGCGGCATGGTTCGGGTAACCGTGGCCCGCTTCCAGCAGATCGTGCTGGAGGCCATCAGGAACAACCAGGTATGAGCCACAAGATCATCCGCTCGCTGCTGGAGTCTCGCTTGAGCGCCTGGGCGAGTGCTCGAATGCCCGCGCTGCGCGTCGCTTACCAGAACGTTGCGTTTACCCCCAGCAACGGCGAGACGTACCTGCGCGCGTTCCTACTTCCCGCCGGTACCGACAGCAACGACCTCGCCGGTGCGCACCGGCTGTACACTGGCCTGTTTCAGATCACCATCGTGACGCCTGCCGGCAACGGCCCATCCGGCGCCGAGACGATTGCCGACGAACTTGCAGCGCTATACCCCCTCAACGACCGATTGATTCGCAACGGCCTCACAGCCTTGATCATGACGCCAGTTGAGCCAGGGCCTGAACAGACCGAAGACACGGCGTTCGCCTTGCCTGTGTCGTTCCAGTACCGAGCCGACACCAACTGAGCGGCATCGAGTTAGAATCGCGTTATGAGTAGAGGTGACCAGGACTAGCCCATGGATGATGCAACAAAGGCGCACCTACAATGGCTGGATCAGTCAGCCGAAGATCATGGTTGGAACAACCGTGAGGAAATCAACGCGAGCGAAAAATGTATTTGCAGCGCCTGCGGTCAATGGTCAAAACCAGCTCAGATCACGAAGTGGCACGACGAGAAACACGCCTGCTGCCCTCATTGCGGGCTGACCGGTGTTGTCGTCGGTTCCGAGTCAGGATTGCCGCTCGAGGAGTACGAGAACAGTCGAATTCCTGAATAGCAAACCATCCAAATAATTCGCCCGTTGGGCAACCCCCGAACCCGCCATTGAGCGGGTTTTGTCATTTCTGCACAGAGGAAAACCCATGAGCGTCTCAATTCCCAACGGCACTACCTTCGAAATCGCCAGCGTCATGAGCGCTGCGAAGCCGTTCACTGCAATTTCCAACGCCAATCCGGCTGTCTTGACCGCAGCGGCCCATGGCCTGGCCGATGGCGACATCATCGTCGTTGACTCGGGCTGGGCGAAACTCAATGGTCGTCCGGCCCGGGTCATTGACTCTGACGTCGGCGACTTCGCCGCGGAAGGGATCAACACCACCAACGTCAAGAGTTTCCCGGCTGGTTCTGGCGCCGGCTCTGTCCGAGCTGCGTCCAGTTTTATTCAAATTTCCCAGATCACTGAGCCGGCCGCCAACGGTGGTGAACAGCAATTCCTGACCTACGGCTTCCTGGAGGATGACGACGACCGTCAGCTCCCGACCACGAAATCGGCCAGCAGCATGACGCTGCCAGTGGCAGATGATCCCAATCAGCCGTTCGTTGCGGTCGTTGAGGCTGCGGACGAAGACAAGGAGCCGCGGCTGATCCGCGCAAATCTCCCGTCTGGCTCGACCATCCTCTACTACGCCTACGTGTCGATCACTGCGACGCCGACGCTGAGCCGGAACAACATCATGACCCGGACCATCACCCTGTCGTTCGCGTCCCGTCCAACTCGCTACAACGCCTAAGGAGGCCTCATGGCAAAGTTTTCAATCGCGCCGAAGCCGACCTTTACGGTCGACGTAGCGATACCCCAGGTGGGTGGCAAGCCGGTCATGGTCCCTTTCACGTTTCAATACCGCGACCGCACCGCCCTGGCTGAGCTGTTTGACGCTTGGAGTGCAAAGGCTGAAGCCTTGAACGAACGCTTCAAAGGCACTGAACCAACCATCTCCGATATCACCCAGGCGGAAGTCGAGCAGGGTGTCGAGCAAGTTCGGGATCTGGTCGTGGCCTGGGGTTTCAGCGACAAGCTGAACGACGAGTCCATCACCGCGTTGGTGAAGAGCTGCATCGGTGTTTCTGATGCTGTGGTTAAGGCGTACAGCGACGCCTTTGGCAAGGCTCGCCTGGGAAACTGACGGCCGCCGCCCGGGCGCTCTACGAGCCAGCCGCAACCGCCGAGCAATTGGCGGTATTCGGGTTTTCCCCTGAAGACTATGACGAGACGTTCGAAGTATGGCCGGACGCCTGGCCGTCATTTCTTGTCATGGATGCCATGGGAACGCAGTGGCGCACCGGCGCGTGCGGCGCTACCGGACTTGATTATGCCGTGCTGCCCAGCGTGATGCGCCTTATCGGCGTGCCTGCAAAGGATCGGCCGACAGTTTTCCAGGACATCCGTGTGATGGAGTCGGAAGCGATCGCGGTAATGGCTGAGTTACGCGATAACCGCCCGTGAGAACGGGCACCTATTCAAGGTGAGTCGATGAACATTGCAGAACTCGGCGTCAAGATCGACTCGGCCGATGCAATCCAGGCCAAGACAAGCCTGGATGAAATGGCGAAGGCCGGCGGCCGCGCCGAGCAGTCCGCTGTTTCGCTGATGAACGAAATGCAGGCCCTGGAGAAGTCGCTGTCCACCGGCGCCAAAACCACCCAGGACTTAGCAAAGCAAAGAGACGCTCTCGCCAAACTGACCAAGACCGGCGCCTATGGCGAGGCTGAGTTCACCAAGATCACCGCCCAGCTCGACAAGCAGCAGGTTGCCCTTGCCAAGTCCACCATGGATGAGCAGAAGGCGCTGAACAGCCTTTTGGGCGCTATTGATCCGGCCCGCGCCGCACTGGCGAAGCTGGACAAGCAAGTCGAGGATCTGGGCAGGCATCTGGACGCCGGCCGGATCAGTCAGGATGAGTTCAACTCCTCGCTGAGTAAGATCGACAAGGACTATGCGAAGCTCGAAAAGACCGCTACTGGGTTCGACAAGCTGCGTCTCGGCACTCGCCAAGCCCAGGAAAACGTCGTTCAGTTGGGTAACGCGCTGTCCTCGGGCGACTGGGGCAGCGGTATGCGCGCCGTTGCCCAGCTCGGGGCAGGTGCCGGCGCTTCGGCTGCCGGCCTCCTTGCCATCTTGGCCCCGATCGCTCTTGCTATTGCCGCCGTCGGCGCGCTCGGGGTGGCCTACTACAAGGGTAGCGAAGAGCAGGATAGCTTCAACAAATCGCTGATACTGACCGGCAACTATGCGGGCGTGAGCGCCGGGCAGCTTGGGGATATGGCGCGCCAGGTTGGCGCTACTGTCGGTACCACCGGGCAGGCCGCTGAAGCACTGGCCCTGCTGGCGGGCAACGGGAAGATCGCTGGCGAAAGCTTTCTGGGTATTACTCAAGCTGCTGTTTCGATGCGGGAGGCCACCGGCAAGGCCATCAAGGAGACGGTAGCCGAGTTCGAGAAGATCGCCGACGAGCCGGTGAAGGCCTCGGTCGCGCTCAATGAGCAATACCACTACCTGACGGCCTCGGTTTACTCCCAAATCGCAGCGCTCGAAAAACAGGGTGACCATGCCGGCGCGGTGAAGCTGGCAACCGAGCAGTACGCCGACACAATCAACGAGCGTACTCCGAGAATTCTGGAAAACCTGAGTTTTTGGGAGAAGGGGTACAACGCGGTAACGCGGGCAGCGGATAGCCTGAAGAACCTGGGTCGTCCGGATATCGATGCTGACATCGACCAGGCCCGGCGGAATCTGGAGCAGGCTCAATCTGGAAATGTCGGGGCGTTTCAGAACCAGAAGAAAATGGTTGAGCTCTATGGCAACCAGCTCAACATGCTCGAGGATCAGAAGGCTGCGGCGGAGGACATCGCCAAGTGGGAAGGTGAGCAGGCCAAAGCTCAGCGGGATGCTGTCACGGCGATGGGCAAGGTTGATGCCTTGAGCAAGTCCGCCTGGACGAATGAGCAAAAGCGCGCCGACGCACTGAAGGAGTACAAGCGGCAGCTCGACGATATTCGCAAAGTCAGCCCCAACGATGCGCGTCTGAATCAGGGCGTGGTCGATAAAAACATTGCGAATATCAACGACCAGTTCAAGGATCCAAAGACAGCTGCAGGTGCTGTCGACCTAACCAGCTTCAACGACTCGAAAAACGCGCTCAACGAAATTCTTTCCGATTACAGAAACGCCCAGAAGGAACTGGACGCAGCCCAAAAAGCTGGTCTTGTCTCGCAGTCGGACTATCTGCTGAAGCGCCAGGCGATGATCGGCAATCAGCGCGACGAAGTAACCGCCGCTTACGAGGCGGAAATCTCGGCGCTTGAGGCGACCAAGGGTAAAGCTGGCACTTCCGCCGCCCAGCGTATCCAGTTGGACCAGAAGATTTCTGACGCGCGCTCAGCAATGGTCAAGGCGCAGAAGGACTCCGACTCGGAACTGGCGGTGCTTGCGGCGAACGAAGAGGGCCGTCTCAAGAAGCAGGCCTTGGCTGTCAACACTTATACCAGCGCGCTGCAGCGCCAAGTCGAAACGCTTCGGCAGCAGGGGATTCGGGCAGCATCTGGCCTCGGCCAGGGCGATCGGCAACGTGGGCTGACGGATCAGCAGAACGGCATCGACGATCGCATCAACCAGCAGCAGCTTGATCTGGCAAATCAGTACGGCGACGGCTCGCGCGGCATGAGCCTCGACGAGTACACCCAAAAGCTGAACGCGTTGAAAGCCACGCAGCAGGATCTGCACGATACGGTGCAGGCCAACTACGACGACATGACCGCAGCCCAGGGAAGCTGGAGCGCTGGAGCATCGTCGGCCTGGCAGAACTACCTGGAATCGGCGCGGGACGTGGCCGGGCAGACGAAAAGTCTGTTCACCAATGCCTTCAGTTCGATGGAAGACGCCATCGTCAACTTCGCCATGACCGGGAAATTGTCGTTTGCGGATTTTACCAAGTCCATCTTGGCGGACATGGCACGCATCGCAACTCGGGCCGCGGCGTCTTCAGCGATGGAGGCCCTGTTCGGCCTTGCATCCTCTGCCGCCGGGTCGTATTTCGGTGGCGGCGCGTCTTCGGCAGGCTCAACCCAGGCCGGGTACTCCGGCGACCTGTCAGGCTTCACCCCGGGCAGCATCCAGGCCAAGGGAGGCGCCTGGTCGGGCGGCGTACAGATGTTCGCCAATGGCGGCGCTTTCACCAACTCCATCGTCAGCAAACCGACAGCGTTCGGCATGGCCGGCGGCGGGATCGGAGTGATGGGGGAGGCCGGGGAAGAGGCGATCATGCCGCTGACCCGGACGGCTGGCGGCCAGTTGGGCGTGAGGGCTATTAGCAGCGGTGGGGGCGGCGGCGGGAACGTTTACAACTTCCCTGTTGCGGTCTCTGTGCAGACCTCTGGTGAAGGCGGCGCAACCAGCACGGAAGACAGGACGCAGCTGGGCAAGGGCATCCAGCAAGCGGCCAAGACTGAAGCCGAAACAGCAATCGCCCGTGGCTTGCAGCCAGGCGGTGCCATCTGGCGCGTTATCAACGGGAGGGGCTGATGGCTATCGAAACATTTACCTGGTCCACCCAGCACGGAGACGCGCCCGAGATTAATTTTCGGGTGCGCACCGCCCGGTTCGGCAGTGGTTACAAGCAGGAAGTGGGGGACGGGCCAAATAACAAGGAAGACTCATACCCCATCACCCATACCGGTCCGGAAGCGAGGGTGCAGCAGATCGTGGACTTTCTCGACAGGCATGCCGGGGTGAAGGCTTTTTTATGGACAACGCCGCTCGGCCAGCTCGGGCTGTTTTCCTGCAAGAACTACGTGCCCACGCCTGCTGGCGGCGGCGCTTTCAAGCTCACAGCCACGTTCGAACGGGCCTACCATCCATAAGGGGCAACCATGCCGCTGATCAGTGAAATCCAGGTCCTCGAGCCTGGCAGCGAAGCGCTGCTCTTTGAGTTGGACGGCTCCGACTACGGCGCCGACATCCTGCGCTTCCATGGGCACGCGATTCCGCACACCGAGGCCGAGTTGATCGCCGCCGGTGCCGCGGCCGATGAGCTGCACGCAAAGCCGATCTACTGGCAGGGCAACGAGTACAGCGCCTGGCCGATGCAGATCGACGGCATCGAATCCAACGGCGACGGAACCGCAGTTAGGCCCACGTTTTCGGTGGGCAACGTCAACGGGCGGATCACCGCGCTTTGCCTGGCATTCCAGGACCTGGCGGATTTCAAGCTGACCATGCGTCACACGCTGGGCACCTACCTGGATGCGGAGAACTTCCCCGACGGCAATCCCCAGGCAGACCCAACCCAGGAGACGATCGAGGTCTGGTACATCGACCAGAAAACGAACGAAGACGGGGAGACGGTCACCTGGGAGCTTGCCAGCCCGGGCGACGTGGGCGGGGAGTCCATTGGGCGCCAGGCCACAACCCTGTGCCATTGGTGCCTCACTGGCGGGTATCGGGGGCCCAACTGCGGCTACACCGGTCCCTACGTGACAAAGGACGGGGTGGTCACCGATAACCCAGAGCTCGACGAATGCGATGCCACGTTGGGCCGGGGCTGCATTCCGCGCTTTGGCGAAGGTAACCCGCTGCCCTTCGGCGGCTTCCCCGCTGTCTCCCTGATCGCCCGGAGCTGACCATGCGCAAACACATCTTGAGCGCGATCCAGGAGCACGCAGCGACCGAGTACCCGAAAGAGTGCTGCGGGCTGCTGCTGGCCCTGGGTCGAAAGCAGCAGTACTTCCCCTGCACGAACACCGCGACCGAGCCGAACGAGGAGTTCCGTATCGATCCGGAGGAATACGCCGCGGCTGAAGACCTGGGCGAGATTATCGGCATTGTTCACTCGCACCCGGATGCCACCAGCAGGCCGTCACCGCGCGACCTGGCGATGTGCGAAGCAACGGACCTTCCCTGGCACATCCTGAGCTGGCCGGAGGGCGACCTGCGGACGGTGGTGCCGATCGGCGAGACGCCGCTGCTCAAGCGTCCATTCGTCCACGGGGCCTGGGACTGTTGGCAGGTCTGCGCCGACTGGTACAAGCGCGAGTGGGGACTCGAGTTCGAATCATTCAAACGCGCTGACGGCTGGTGGGAGAGCAAGGACAACGCCAGCCTGTACGAGGCGAACTATGAGTCCGCTGGCTTCTACCGGGTCGGTCAACCGCAACGCGGCGACATGGTCGTGATGGAAGTTGGCCGTACGGCTCACCCGAACCACGCCGGGATTTTCCTCGGTGTTGATCCGGCACTGCCCGGCGAGGATGCCGCGACCTTCGGGCCTGGGCCCTTCCTGCTGCACCACCTGTACGGGCGCCCTAGCGAAATTATCGTCTTCGGCGGGCCCTGGCTTGACCGTGCACGCCTGATTCTCAGGCACAAAGATGCACCACCAACCACATGAAGCGGCATGGCCGCACGGGATAAATATATGAAAGGCGTGATTGAATCAGAAGCAAAAACCGCCACCGGCGAACCGGTCTGGACGCTCGATAAAAGCCAGTTTTTGGTCAGCGCTGGAAATTTTGGGTTGGGCCTGCCTGAGAAATTTGGCGAGGAGTCCAAGAAGAAAGCCGACGTATTGGAGCGCCGGCTTGCTCGTATGGAGCGCGCCCTGGGGCTTGACCCTATTTGTGACCGTTGAAGAAATCGTTGATCACTTTAACGTCTGGAGCCACATCGGCAGCGGTTGGATAAGTGCTGGCAACTTTCAGCGCGTAATCCTTGGCCGCTTCAATCGCCGCCGAACCCTGGGACGCTTTTAGCTGGCTAGCCAAGCCTGAAATTATGCAGTTCAGGGTAACGAGAGAAGAACCGGTGTAATTCAGAACATCTTGAACGTCATTGCTCATTTCACTTTCCTTGCGTAATGCGCGCCGAAATTGGCGCAATCCCAGTCCTTGGGCTTGCAGGCAAAGGACCGGGGAATCCGTTGCTCAATTGCCCAGGTCCATGGATAACAGTTCCCCCATGAGGGAGCGTGGTGGCTCGCAGTCTGGGTCCACGTGTCGAGCTTGAAGATAGTCCGCGAAATCCATTGCCAATCTGGCTGAGTTAGCAGGGCGCTCATTCTCGATGGGTGCAATCATGTCGAGCATGTCAACGCATCGACTGAACCGGTAAGCAAGCCGATCAGGGCCGGGCAGCGCCTCCAGCTCTGGCGCTGAAAGCGTCCGGCGAAAGTTCTCGCGATCCATAAACGACTCAATTTCGAGCATCATCGCGTAACGAAGAGATCGGACCCATTGCTCATCCGCGCGAGGCATGGCCGAAGCTGTTCTAATCATGTCCCCAGGAATCTTTCCCACCTTGCATCCCCTATGTGCTGTCCGTGCGATATAGCCAAACGCTACTACCGAATCGCCTGGGTGCGTTACTGGGGATTTTTACAGGATGGCCCTATGTCATTTCGATGGTAGATTGCCTTCGCCTCGAAAATAAATGGAGCGGCATATGTACGATTTCGAAGACGAAGACGATCGAACGGATTGGGAAAAGGCGAGAGATGATGCCGCCAAAGAGCATCTCGACAAAGTTGTTCCTGGAGTTCCTTACGAGGATGTCCCTGATGATTTGTGGGAGGAAGCAGACAGGGTTGCTCAAGATGTAGTTGGCCCAAACCCAGATGCGCCTCGAGACGAAACAGACGAAGAGGAATAGCAGCAAGCCCAGCCCATCCGCTGGGCTTTTTCATTTCTGATATCTTGTGGCCACTTTCCACAGGAGTGACCCCATGAGATTGTTCGTAGGCGCGGTATTGGCACTGTTCCTTTCTGGGTGCCTGGATCAAGGCAAGCCCGATGGGTTAGCGAAAGCAACAAAGGACGTTGAGAGCATCGAGGTCACGTCAAATTCGCCCGATGCTGCGGTCAAGTCATGGTGGGCGGTCAAGGATGCTGGGATTCGACTGGATCTAGAACTCTGCGCTGAGTACACGAAATCAACTGCGCCAGTGAACGACAAGCTGCGAAGCCTTGCTTCGGACGCGTTCCCCTTCAGGGAAAGATGCTCGGTTGCCCATGCCTACGAAAGAAAGATCGTCAAAGTTGAAGTCGAGTCCGAAACCCGGGCTGTCGTTAATGCGCTGAACAAGAATGTTGAGCCCCCGGAGCCCGGGGCCGAATACGATGATGATGACCGTAAGGCAAAGGAATCAGGCGAAAAATATCGCTACACGCTTGAGCGGCAGAAATCATCAGATGGATGGAGAATATCGTCGATAGAGCATTTTCCATCCTACGCTCGCGAGTGGAGAGAGGCTTATGAGAAGCCAAAGCCTGCTAATAATAGGTACGTTTATGAGCAGTATCAGTGAGGACGATGATGATAAAAGCTTCTATTTTGGTCATAAGCCTGTCGTCGGTAGCAGGGTGCGCAACCTCTCCCGTACCATCGAGCGAAGCAGACCCTGTCCCATCGTCCCGGCTGTTTGCGTTCCAGGCCAAGGCGCCAGGTGATTCGACTCTTGTCGTTACTCGAGACAAGGGCTTCGTGGGCGCCGGCTGCAATACGACGTTGAGCATCGACGGCCGCCGGGCGGCAGAGATCGGTTCCGGCGAGACGGCTAAATTCCGCGTTGCTCCAGGTGAGCATATTGTCTCGGCGTCATCCTGCGGAAGTGGCCTAAAAGAACGGGAAACCATCATCAAGGCAGGCGGCATAAAGAAATTTAGGATATCCATAGACTCAGCGATGAGCATGGATTTATCACCCACCATGCAATGACAAGAAGCCGCCTCCGGGCGGTTTTTTTACACCCGGAGAAAAGCCTTGGCAGCCACGCTCAGCAACCCAGCCATGACCACCATTCTTCTTTCTGGCCCGCTTATCAAGCTGTTTGGCCGGGTTCACTATCGTGAGCTTGGCAGCAAGTCAGTAGGCGAGGCATTTAAAGCACTCAAGTGCACTCTGGATGGATTCGAGGCGGCTATCAGGAGCCTGGAGCGCAAGGGGATGCGGTTTGCGATCTTCAGAAACCGGCAGAATATGGCTGAGAAGGATTTTGCTCTCGGCGGCGCGCAAGAGATTCGCATCGTCCCGGTCGTGTCGGGCAGCAAACGGGCTGGTTTGCTTCAGACGATTATCGGTGCGGTGCTGATCGTCGCCGGCTCCTATTTTGGCCAGACCTGGGCCGTGCAACTTGGAGTGGGCCTCGTCGCCGGCGGCGTCATCCAGATGCTCAGCCCCCAGGCCTCAGGCCTCAAACAAAGCGCATCCCCTGACAACGCCCCGTCCTACGCCTTCGGCAGCGCCAAGAACACCACGGCCAGCGGCAACCCTGTACCGATTTGCATCGGCGACCGCCGGTGGGGCGGGATGATCATTTCCGCATCGATCTACGCCGAAGACAAAACGTAAACCGACCGCAGCAAGCAGGCCGCCCATGAGGCGGTTTTTTTTCGCCTGGAGGAAAGCATGGGCGCAGCACAGCAGATAGAAATCCACGGTGCGAAGGGCGGAGACAAAAAGCCTAAGTCCCCGACTGAGGCCAGCGACAACCTGCGCTCGACGAACGTGGCGAAGCTGCTCATTGCGGTGGGTGAGGGCGAGTTTGAAGGGGGGCCCACGGCTGCCGACATCTACCTGGACAACACGCCGATCAATGACGCCAGCGGCAACGTCAACTTTCCCAACGTGAAGTGGGAGTGGCGCTCCGGGTCTGTCGATCAGACCTACATCCCCGGCATTCCATCTGTCGAGAACGAGACATCGCTGAACATCGAGCTGCGCAGCGATGCGGCCTGGGTCCGATCTGTCACGAACACTCAGCTGTCGGCCGTGCGCCTGCGCTTTGCCTGGCCCGCGCTCCAGCGCCAGGACGACCAAGGCAACATTGGCGGCTATCGCATCGAGTACGCAATCGACGTGGCTACCGACGGCGGGGCCTATCAGCAGGTCCTGATTGATGCCGTTGACGGCAAAACCACCACCCGCTACGAGCGCTCCAAACGTGTCGACCTGCCTGAGGCAACCACGGGCTGGCAGATCCGCGTCCGCCGCCTGACACCCAACCAGAACAGCAACAAGATCGCCGACACGATGCTGATCGCCGGCTTCACCGAGGTGATCGACGCAAAGCTGCGCTACCCGAACACCGCGCTGCTCTACATCGAGTTCGACGCCGAGCAGTTCACCAACATCCCGGCCGTCACCGTGAAGTGCAAGGCCAGGAAGTGGCAGGTTCCGAGCAACTACGACCCGATCGCCAGGACGTACACCGGCACCTGGGATGGCAGCATGAAGCTGGCCTGGACCAATAACCCGGCCTGGATCACGTACGGCATTTGTACCGAGGACCGTTTCGGCCTGGGCAAGCGCATCAAGACGTTTATGGTCGACAAGTGGGAGCTGTACCGGATCGCGCAGTACTGCGACCAGCTTGTGCCGGACGGCCTGGGCGGGACCGAGCCGCGTTTCCTCTGTGACATGAACCTGCAAGGCAAGGCCGACGCCTGGACGTTGCTGCGGGACATCTCCGGCATCTACCGCGGGATGACCTACTGGGCCCAGGGCCAACTGATCATGCAGGCCGACATGCCTCGTGCCCAAGACTTCGACTACGTCTTCACCCGGGCGAACGTCATTGACGGGAAATTCTCCTACGGCAGCGCCTCCGCGAAGACCCGGTACACCCGGGCCCTGGTCAGCTACGACAACCCGGCGAACAACTACGACACCGACGTCATTCCGTTTTCTGATCTGAGCCTTCAGCGCCGCTATGGGGATCGCCCAACTGAGCTGAGCGCCATTGGCTGCACTCGTGCATCCGAGGCCCAGCGCCGGGGCAAGTGGGCGATCCTGAGCAACAACCTGGACCGCACCGTCACCTTCAAGACCGGGATGGAGGGCGTGATCCCGCTCCCGGGCCACATCATCCCCGTGGCCGACTCGCTGCTGGCCGGCCGAGAGATTGGCGGGCGGATCTCAGCCGTTGCCGGTCGCGTGGTGACCCTGGACCGTGATACCCAGGCGAAGGCCGGGGACCGACTGATCATCAACCTGCCCGGCGGGCGCGCAGAAGGGCGCACTGTGCAGAGCGTCGCTGGCCGTGCCGTGACCGTGACCGTCGCCTACAGCGAGGCGCCGCGGGCACAGCTTCAGTGGGCGCTCGACGCTGACGACCTGGCGATCCCGCTGTACCGGGTCCTGCGGACCAAGCGCACCACCGAGGGCGACTTCGAGATCAGCGCGCTGCAGTACGAGCCGAGCAAGTTCGCCAATATCGATACAGGCGCACGGCTGGAAGACCGGCCGATCAGCGTTATTCCGATAACCGTCGTTCCTGCGCCTGCGAGCGTAACCCTGACGGCGAACTCAGTCGTTTCCCAGGGCATCGCCGTTGCCACGATGACCATCACCTGGCCCGCAGTGCCTGGGGCAGTGGCCTATGACGTGGAGTGGCGCAAGGACAGCGGTAACTGGATCAAAATCCAGCGCACCGGCACGACCAGTGTGGACGTAGAAGGGATTTATGCGGGCGGCTACGTAGCCCGCGTCCGTGCGGTGAGCGCCTTCGATATCTCGTCGATCTGGCGTAACTCTGTGCTGACCGAGCTGAAGGGCAAGGAAGGCCCGCCGCCGGCGGTATCGTTCCTGACAACGAGTTCACTGCTGTTCGGCATCGGCCTCAAGTGGGGACTCCCTTCTGGAGCCGAGGACACCCAGCGGACAGAAATCTGGTATGGCCCAACCAACGTCCTGGAGAACGCCACGAAGCTGGCCGACCTGGCTTATCCCCAGAGCGACTACAGCCTGCAAAGCCTGCTGGCCGGGGCCTCGTTCTTCTTCTGGGCGCGCCTGGTGGATCGCACCGGGAACATCGGCCCATGGTACCCAGTCGGCAACGGCGTGCTGGGCCAGGCCAGCTCCGACGCCGGTCCTATCCTCGATCTGATCGAAGGTCAGATTGGCGAAACCGAGCTGGGCCAGGACATCGTCGACAAGATCAACCTGATTCCTGGGCTTCAGGACCAGATCGATGCGCTCGACGGGCTATCGGCCTACAAGCCGGGTGAAGTCTACGAGGCCGGCCAAATGGTCGTGGCCGATGGCCGTATCTATCAGGCGACGGAAGAGGTTCCGGTCAATACACCACCGCCCAACACCACTTATTGGATCGACGTCGGGCAGTCGGTCGAGACGGCCAACGGCCTGGCGCAGCAGGTGGCGACCAACACCGTCAATATCACCGAGCTCGAAGCCACGGCCACCTCCTTCGAGGCGCTGCGATCTTCGTGGAGGGATGACAACGGGGAGGGTGATCTGGCTGACGCTATCGAGGGCGCGAAAAGTGCAGCGTCCTTCGCCCAGGAGGTCAGTACTCGAGCATCGGAGAACGAGGCCTCGGCCCGCCGCCTGACAACGCTTGATGCCGCGGTGGCCGAAAACTCGGCGAACGTCACCCTGCTGGAGGAGGTGGTGGTCACCAACCAGCAAGCCACGGCACAACAGCTGTCCCAGATCAGCACCACCGTAGGCGAGCAGCAAACCGCCATCCAGCAGAACACGTCGATCATCAATGACGTGAACGGGAAAGTGAACGCGAGCTGGTCCGTGAAGATGCAGTACAACTCAGGAACCGGGCAATACATCACCGCGGGCGTTGCCTTGGGCATCGAGAACGGCCCGGCCGGCCTGCAAAGCCAGTTTCTCGTGAGCGCCGACCGGTTCGCGATCGTTAACACCATTGCCGGCGGGGCCGTCTCGGTTCCGTTTGCGGTCCAGGGTGGGCAGGTGTTCATGAACTCTGCCTTTATCCAGGACGGCAGCATCACAATGCTGAAGATCGGGCAGTACCTGCAATCGGACAACTATGTTGCCGGCTCGCAGGGTTGGCGCCTGGATAAGGCCGGGAATCTGGAGTTCAACGGGCCCGCACCGGGCGGCGGCCGCCTGACTATGACCAACCGCGCGATCAAGGTCTACGACGAGAATGGTGTGAAGCGCGTGCAACTAGGAGACCTTTCAGCATGAGCTTTGGACTGAAGATTTGGGACGAAAGCGGAAACGTAACGCTGGATGAAACGTCCTTCACCATGCGCGTTGTACATAGCTCGGTTGTTACTGGTTCGAACTCCGCAAACTACCAAACAATCGCAGTTCCTGGGCTTACGCCTACTAATGGAACTGCTTTTGTGGTTCCTGTCGGTAGCTACAACGTAAACTCTGATAAGCAACTTGAAACTGAGGTAATTAACGGCGCGGTCAGGGTTTACAGCTTTATCCGGGGGCGGGCGCAATACAGCAGTACGACCAGCTCAACAATGCGATTAATCGTAGTAAGGTTCTCCTGATGGCCTATGGATTAGAGTTCACAAATAACGACAATGTGGTGATTGTTGACTCGGAGTTTACTAGGTTGGTTGTGTTGGCCAAGGGCACATATCACCCAACTCAAGAATCAGGATTAGGGTCGGTGACGTCGTTCCCAAGAACAGTTACAAGCCAAGAACCGCCGCTTGTTTTTGTTAGGCCGTCTGGAAACAGCGGGATCGCCGGCCTGTGCTTGATGCGCGTTATTGGTTCGCCTGGTGCTTGGACGGGTTTTTACGTCAGGGCGTATGACGTCAATACGCTTCAGCCGAACGGAACCTACTTTGCTTGCGGATTCTCCGCTACTGCTTTGGCTGATTTTGGTATGCGGCTGTGGGATGGAAACTCAAAGCTGCTATTTGATAGCGGAACCCCGTACGCGAGATTCACGCGGTCATTTCAAAACTGGTCCTATGTCAAAAGTGATACAACCAGTCAGGGGCAGGTTCGTAATTACTACAGAGTAAACTTCACATTCCCGGCAGGGGAGCACATGCTGATAAATACTTTCAGTATGCCGATGCTTGATGATGAGCCTTTTACAAGGTCTCTGTACTGCTGGTGGGACTTCTCCGGCGGGAATCTGTACGCACTTACTGTAGGTACAAACAACCCATTTGCATTTTTCTTGCCCGCAGTATTCGCAAAACTCTAAAGGATAACTTTCTATGCCCTGGTATAAAACGGGGACGGCCTCCGTCACCCTGAATTCCAATGCTGTGACAGGCACAGGCACCGCTTTCATCGTGAACTGCCGTGTCGGTGATGCGTTTCGTGGGCCGGATGGCCGGTGGTATGAAGTCACAAACGTGGCGAGCAATACAACGATCTCCATCGACCCGCCTTACATCGGCACGACAGCGTCTGGCGGCAGCTACGCACTGGCTCCCATGCAGGGCTACGTCAAGGATTCGGCCGATGCGCTGCGGACAATCGTCAACACCTACGGCGCCCAGTTGGCTGCGCTGAAAACGACCGGCAACTACGACGTGCTTCCGGTGACCAAGGGCGGCACTGGGGGCACTACGCAGGCAGAAGCGCGATCCAACCTTGGCCTTGGCTCTGCTGCCACTGCGACGGTGACCACCAGCACTACGGACACCACCGCTGGGCGCCTGTTGAAGTACGCCGACTTCGGTATAGGCACGCCCATCATTCTGCCTGGCTCGGCAGACCTGAACACCTACCTTACTGGCGGGCTCTACTATTGCAGCTCCCCGGTTAATGGTCCTGGGGGCAACGGATGGCTGAACGTCTATCCCCTCAATTCGACCTTTGCTGTCCAAGAGTTCACCAACGTGGCGACCAAGGCAAAATTCATCAGGTTGCTTTCATCTGGAACGTTTGGGGGCTGGGACAGGCTTCTTACCTCAGCCGAGGTCGTCGGCACCGGGAGCATCCTCGCTCGATCTGACCTGGTCGGGACCGTGGCGCAAGCCTCCGGCGTACCAACTGGATCGGCAATGCAGAAGATCGTTAACTCGGCAGGGGAGACTCACCGTTTTGCGAGCGGATTGCAGATCTGTTTCGGGAAGGCAGCGTTCTCCGCGCAAACCTGGACCGCTGGCACGGGCGTGCGCTACCTCAACGTGAACATCTCGCTGCCGTCTGCCTTTTCCGCCCAGCCCAAAATCACGGCAACACTGCAGGACAACGATATTTCCGGGCGCTCGGCCTGGGTGACCAACTGCACATCGACAACCCCGTTCAGCACGGCCAGTACCTGGGTAGCGGCCACGGCCACGTCAACCGGGGCAGGGCCATTTGCAATTGATTTTATTGCGGTAGGGAGCTGGTACTGATGAGAATTAATCTTTCACCTCAGGTGCGCGACGACACCTTGGAGGTCATCAAAGCGGGGAACACGCTCACGATCAATGGCGAGACAATCGACCTCTCTCCGATGACCGAAGGCGGAACACTTCCATTGGCGGCCATCTCGTCGTCGTGGTTCGCCTCCGACGTCGACATGGTGGATGGCGAGATCATCCTGACACTGTTTCTGCCGAACAGCGTCCACTCCAGCCACGAGCAGCTCTTCCCGGTCCCGTTGCTCAATGTGCCGGATGGGCCGGTGGCATTCCCTCAATCTTTGCCGGCGCCCCAGGCCATGGAGGAATCTCAATGATCCAAGTCGACTGGTCGAAGTACATTAGCAAAAGCATGAAGGACGCAGTCATCGCAGCGGCGCAGCTGGCCGCAGCAAAGGCTAACTTGGCAGACCGAAACGCCCGGGCGCTGGCGCAAATTGCCCGCGTTCAGGATCGAATCGATACGATTGGCATGGGCATTGAAATCGGCGAGGCTACTCCCGAGGAGGAGGCAGAGCAGGCAGCGCTGCTGGTTCCGCTGAAGGCCTGGAAAACATACAAGTACGCCCTGGGCAAGGTAACGGTTCAGCCGACCTGGTATCAGTCCCCAGTATGGCCGATCGAGCCTCCCATTCCCGAGATCATTGCCGCCCCGATGCTGGCAACTGCTGAATCCATCTGATTCGACTCCTGCCCTCCGCGCTACCCGCTGACTGACCTCATCGCTTTCTTGCATTTCTTTGGACATCTCGCTGTAGGCGGGAGTAGCTTGGCTGCTTCTCTCGCCTGGAAAGGAGCATCCAATGGGCCGCAAGACAATTCCATCAAGTGTAATGTTGGCCCTAAGGTCTGAAGTAGGCTTTGGATGTCCTGTGAAAGACTGCGGAAATCCATACTTGGAGTACCATCACTTTGATCCTCCTGTCAGCGTTCGCGCTCACAATGAACCGCAAGGCATGATTGCTCTTTGTGCGCAGCATCACAAGAAAGCAGATGGGGGCGCCTATACAAACGAACAACTACATGCGCTCAAAAAAGATCGAGCTCATGCTGAAAGCGTTAAGGGAAGTTTGGATTGGCTGCGTCATGAGCTTATAGCGGTAGTAGGCGGGAATTACTATCACGAAACCCCAAGAATTATAGTTATTGATGGCGTCGAGGTTGTCTCTTTGAAAAGAGATGAAGAGGGATATCTTCGGCTCAGTGTCAATATGTTGAGTCTTGTGGCGGAGGAGCGGATATCAATAGACAGAAACTCTTGGGGAGGCGTAGGAGCCCCGACAGATTTAAGGTGCCCACCTCAGGGCAAGGAACTGGAAGTTAAATATAAAAATGGAGATTACCTTTATCTCCGCTTCTTTGAAATTGAATCGGCAGATGAAGCCGTAAAGAAATACCATAATGATGGATTCTTGGATGATGGGATTAATTATCCAGTTACTATCGTCGAGGTGAATCTCAAGGTTGGCGGAACCAATATTGATTTTTCACCTGACGGGTCGGAGTTTGGTGGTTATTCTGTGTCCGGTGGATTTTCATCGCACTGTGGGGGAGGCGTTTATATAGAGGGGACAGGGTTGGGCTGGAAGCAGAACCCGGATGAAGCCCCTAATTCAACTTCGCTTCAAAAGAATAACCGTGTAATCAAGGTTGACTTTAGAAAAAATAGGTAACCAGTTAAATTTTTATACCTCCCGCTTCGGCGGGATTTTTTTTGCCCGGAGAAATCTATGACCGAAACCGAGAAGGATCGAGACATCCTCGCCCGCACCCTGTGGGCTGAGGCTCGCGGCGAGGGCCTTGCCGGCCAGATCGCCGTGGCCTGTACCATTCGCAATCGAGTGTTCGATGGCAAGGCCAAGTCCTGGTGGGGCGAGGGCTATGCCGGCGTCTGCCTGAAGCCGTACCAGTTCAGTTGCTGGAACAAGAACGACCCGAACTATCCCCACCTGAGCGGCGCCAAGCCGATCCCGCCGAAGCAGTTCGCCCAGGCGCAGCGGGCGGCCGACCTTGTGATCTCCGGCCAGGAGCCTGACATCACCCGTGGCGCGACCCACTACTACGCCACGACCATGCCGAAGGCGCCGGCCTGGGCCGAGGATGCCACCCAGACCCTGCGCCTGGGCAATCACGTTTTCTTTAAGGATGTGCCATGAGTCCCCTGGGGCTGAAGGCCTGGGCTGTCGGCGTGTTGGCGCTGCTGGTGCTGGCCGTTGGGGCGACATGGAAGGTTCAGGACTGGCGCTACGGAAAGCAGTTGGCGGTGCAAGATGGACTGCACCAGGCCGACCTGGCCGAGATCGACAGGGCGACCGCCACCCAGGTCCAGAAGGAGCAGGACAAGCGACACGCGCTCGAGCAAAAGCTGGCAACCAGCGAACAAACCCACCATCAGGCACTGACCAATGAAGAGAAAAAACAGGCTCGCCTGCGCGATCGCCTTGCCACTGCTGATTTGCGGCTGTCAGTCCTCATTGACGAGGATCCAGCCAGTTGCAACGGAATGCCTGCCACCCCCGGCGCCGTCGGCGTGGTTCATGGAGCCCGTCGAGCCCAACTTGACCCAGCACATGCTCAAAGAATTATCGCCATCACCGACACCGGTGACCGGGGGTTGATTGCCCTGACAGCCTGCCAGGCGTATGTCAGGGAAGTGAATCAGCGATAGGGCGGATCAGTTCAGGGCCCTGGTTGCGCACGTTGCCCACGGCGCGGTCCACCTTGAACCACTCGAAGACCTCGGCCGGCTCACCCTGCTGCAGGACGATTTGCTCAGCCCGCTCCTTGGGCGTGGCCGGGTCCAGCCATTCCCGGGCAAGATCCGCCCCCAGGACCACCGGACGGCGATCATGAATGTCTATCATGCCGCCCTGGCTGTCGGCGGTAATGATGACGAAGCCGTCGTGCTTGCTGAACTCGCGGCCACCGGTGGGGAATTGGCCGATGGCGGCGCAGAATATCGGTGCCTGGTCCCGATGGCGGATCAGGTAGGGCTGCTTCTTCGGTCCTCCCTCATCGACCCACTCAAACCGGTTGTTGATAGGTGTGATGGCGCGGTTCGGCCAGATCGCACGGTAGAAGGGACCGTGGGCGACTTTCTCTATCCGGGCATTGATTGGCGCTGCCCGGTCTTTGGCCCAGGCCGGTCGCCAGCCCCAGGACACCATGTCGGCGTGCAGGACTTCGACCTCCTGGTGGAAGAGGGCGAGCTGCTGCGACGGAGCTCCGTTGTACCTCTCCAGCGGAAGCTCGCCGGCGGAATTGACCAAGGCGTTGGGCGTGCTCAAGGCCGCCACGAAGTCGTGGATGCCGGTGTATTGCGAGAGTCGTCCGCACATGACGCCTGCTCCTGTAGTCACCTTGGCCGGGTGCTCGGGATTATGTCATCGGGAAGCCTATCCCCTTCATAAACCTTGAGCCGACGGTACAGCTCGGCGATAAGCGTGGTATTCGCCACACGCTCACCATTCGACTTGTTCATCAGTTCGACATATCGAAGGTGCTCGGAATTCCACGCCCATTTCGCCTTCTCTAGCTCAGCCCGAAGCCTGGCGCACTCCTTGGCCTCAGTCGCGTGCATTTCCACCAAACCAAAAATGTCCTGGCGCGCCTTGTGTAGTTGGGTGGTCAGTTCCTGCACCTCGTTCTCCAGCATGCGACAGGATTGCCTGTACATCTCCAGAGGTGTGGGGCAGCCCAGCCAATCGCTGGTGTCTTCGATTTCAAACGGGTCCATGACCATGTCTTGCTTTGTACTGTTTGGATATACAGTAATCGAGGCGGCTCGATAGGGGCGATGATGAGACGACGAGCTGTAGGGTTTGGGGGATGATCGGTCGGCAGGACGCCGGGGGAGGGAGGTACCACTGTAGGAATATACAACGCTAAGTTATTGATTCTTATAGGATGGTAACGCTGTTTTTTCTAACGCGCCGTGCAGGTGTTTTCCTTTAATTTTCATAGTGTTACACTCGATTCACGGTCACCTTGACATGGTGGGGGTCGTTGGTTCGAGTCCAATCGCGCCTACCAAACAAAATCCGCTCTGCTGGGCGGTCTAGAAGGGCTCACCGAAAGGTGGGCCCTTTTTTGTTGGCGCACATAAGGACATGGTCATGCGGGTTGTCACTTCCGTAACTTTTCTTGCTTTAGCACTCGCTGGTTGCTCTGGAATACCTTCAGTTCCATACGAAGAGCCTGCTCAATCAGAGGGAGTGGCGCGTGTTCGCGTTATCACGAACTCTGATGTGTACGGAGATAGCGTCGTTGGCAGTTGTGCTCCTGCTACCCGGCATAAGATGGCTGAAGCCGGACGTTTCGGGCAGGACGGTACGGCGAGCATCAACTATCCGCAGTATCCCCTGAAGTCGGCGAGCATTGGCATACCGAAAAGAGTTTGGCCCAGTCTTATCCAGTACATCCCTGCAATTCGGATGGGGGAAGGGGCTTACAAAGAGGTCGTGACCGAGTATCGCGTCAGGACGGATCTGCCATTCCAAATTGCAACCCGGGGCGCGACCATTGCGGGCAACGGCAGCTCTTACCTGACCTGTGGTGGCCAGGCGCTCGTTTACAAGCTGGAACCAGGGAAAGACTACGAAGCGGTGGTAGGGGTGGATGGCAGACCAAGCAAAGATGGCGAGCCAGCGCTGATTTGCATGTTGGCGGTTCTCGAACTTACCACTTTGCCTGGCACTTCGATTGTGATTCCCCAAAAGCTGACGCATGCTGCGGCTCCGCAGGTGGTCTGCAAGAACTGA